TTGAGCAGTGCCTCAGCTTGTTTCTGTCCCGCCCCGCCGAGCGCCCCGGATTTCGCAGACGCCTGCAAGTTCTTGATGACGCGCTCGACTTCCTCGAGCTCGATCTTCAGATTCTGTAGCGGCGTGCGTTCGACCAGGCCAAGCATCGCGGCCAAGTCAACCGTGACGCCGATAATCGCGTTGCGTAAATCGCCGCCGATCGTTGCCGACAGCCTCTCGAATTCATCGCGAAGCTGCTCGGCCTTCTCGATGTTCTCGTCGGTGATAAATCCTTTGAGCTTGGCTTCCGCCTCATCGAGAGCCGCAATACCGCCCGACAATGCTGCTGCGAGCTGCGGCCCAACCTGCCGACCGAATAGATCCGTCGCACGACTGGCGCGAACGGCGCCGCTTTCGATCTCCGCAAGCTCGCGCAGCACGTTGCGTAGCGCATCCTCGGTGCGCACCGCGCGACCACTGGAATCGACGAACGCAACCCCAAGCGCTTGAAACGTTGCAGCGGCCTGCTTGCTGCCGTTGATGGCGTCGCCGAGGGTTTGATTGAACTTGCGCAGTGCAGTGTCGGTTTGCTGCGCAGTGATTCCGCCAAGATCATCGAACGCAAAGCGCAATTTCTGCAGCGTCTCGGCGCTGATGTCGGCGGCTTTCGCCACTTTGCCGATGTTGTCGGCCATCTCGAGCGAGGCCGTCGCAAAGCGAGTGATTGCAGTAACGACCAGTGCGCTCGAGATGCCGATCCCAAGCGTACGGAAACCTTTGCTGATCTTGTCAAGTGCCGTCGTCTGCTGACGGTGGAACGCATCGAGCTTGCGGTTCGCTTTCTCGAGCTCCGCGACGTATTGCCGCGACTGAGCCTCGAGGCTGACGACATATTTGGCGAGATCAACGGCCATGTTTTGTACTCAACGCGTCGAGCAACGCCACGGTATGTTTATCCTTCCGCTCTTGCCGCGTGTCGGGATCGACGTAGAAGAATTCTGAAGGCTTGATCGGTTGTCGGCCGGGCGCGCGGTTTGCGTTCGCGAGAATTGTTGCGATGAGCGAGGTATGCCAATTGTCCCTGCTCGCGCCGAACGGCTCGAGGCGTTCGTATTCTTGCCATTCGGCAATGAGATATGCAGGCAAGGACTCGACTTGGCGGACATCCCACCCTAGAGCGAGCGCTAGTCTGAAGATGAACCTTCGCTCGGGGTGGGATCGGAGTTTTTTGCGGCATCGACTCCTGACAGTTCGTAGATTTTGAGTCCTATCTCCGACAGCATCCGCATCGGCAGCGCAGCGGCTATGCTGTCGGGAGTCTCGCCATCCCAATCTATAACGCCATATCGGCACACGATAGCCAACGCATCCGTGCTCGTCTTGCCAGACAGCTCGAAGTAGGCTTTCGCGCTGAGCTCACGAATTTTGAGTTTGCCAATACCGTTGACTTCGATCTCGGCTGTTTTTAGCAGTGATTGCATGCGTTACGCCGCAGTGATGGCGCCGGAAATCTTCGCCGTAAACGCGATGACGTTCTTATCATCGACGGACGGTTCCAGCACCCACGACAACGGCGCGACTTCGAAAGTCCACGACTTAGCCGGCGAGACACCGACATACCGCACACGAAACTTCCGATTCACTTTCGCCGCGACCGCTGAAACCATGGCGGCTTGCTGCGTCGCTGCCGGCACGTAATTGGCCCGCACGGTGATTTCCTGACCGTCCGCAAGCCCGCCGATGAATTCGCGCGTGCCGGTCGCTGAATCGAAATTCGTGACGTCGACCAAGTCGTTCGTCGCTCCGACTCCTGACACCTCGAACGTTTCTTCAATAGCGGTATACGTGACCGGTGAACCAGTCGAGCCGAGCTCGGCCTTCCATCGGCCTATGTTGGCTGCCGTAGGCATGGATAATTGCTCCTCAGTAGTACGCGATCAGAAATTGCTGCGACACGCGGTACAGCCCGCTATCGCTTTCGAAAAGCTCGAACTTGCGCTCAAGGCGGATGTGCTCTGCCGTCTTGCTGCCGAACGCGCCGCGGTAGCCCGCAAGTGCGTTTTCAATCGCATCCGTTAGCTGATGCGCGGTGAAGTGATCGGAATGCCATGCATTGATCTCGATCAGCGCCGTTTTTAGCAGACCGATCTCCGCAAGAAGCTGGTCGCGCGACTCCGCATCAAGCGAGTACGTGATTGCAGGATAGGTTGCGTTCTGCGGCAGCGTTTGCGGATGAATTGACTGACAAAGGGCCGCTATCCCTGCGTCTGCTGCAAGGAATGTAAAGAGCGAATCGACGATCACTTCGTGGCGGCTCGATCGATCAACTGCTTGAGTCGATCCTGTAAGCGCGCATCTACCGCGTTCGTACTGCCACGAAACGCAGGCTCAAGCCATGGGCGCTTGGGTATCTTGGACGTGCCGAGCTCTATGAACTGCACCGCATAGAAAGCTTCCGCGCGCACACCAAGCGACACCTTCGCAAAAGTCTTGTCGCGGCTGAGCGCTCCGCGACGCACGACATTGCGACTCGCAAACCCAGGAGCAACCAAGCGACCTTTGAAGGTCCGTTTCGGATACGGATCAACGGTGCGATTGCCGTAGTTATACGGCGGGTTCCCTCGTGGCGCTGCGGCTTGCGCAGCTTGCGCAGCCGGAAGCATGGCGGACATCGCAGCAGACCGAAGCGCGGCGCCGGCTGGTGCAGCGCCCATGGCCTGCAGTTGCGCCGATAGCTCTTTGTAGCCCTTAACCTGGGACATGCTCCGTCACCATCAAGCGCATGTGCCGCCCGCGCTCCTCGAGATTCATCACGCTTCGCACGTTGAAAATGCGCGAGCCGTAGACAATGCGATCTCGCGGCACGTAAGCCACCCCGGCGCGGATCAATACCTGGTGCGTCACTTCTGCACGCTCGCCGCTCGCGTTGAAATACTCACGTCCGGAAATCGGCTCAATCGAGGCCCACTCCTTGCTCACCTCAACCCACGGGCCGTTAGGCTGTCCGGTCGCACTCTGCCCGGCCGATTGCCGTTGTACTGACACAAGGTGATTCAGGTTCATCGGAATTTGTCGATGTGCTCTTGCACAAACTGAATGCCGGCCTTGATCTGCTCCTCATCCGCCGTGCGCTCGACCGTGATCGTCACAATCTCGCCAGCGACGGCCTTGATCACCACGCTGCGCACGCGCTCCGTATTGACGCCAAACGCCTCGCATAGCTCCTTAGTGAAATCTACCGCCAGGCGTCTATCACCCATTGATCCGATACCTCGTGAGGATCCGGCTTACCGTGAAACGCGATCACCGATGCGCCGACCGGCGGGCTGCCTTGAGCGCGGCAGTGCCGCTTGTACGACATACAGACACCGTCAGGAATGATCGTCGCGCGATGCTTGAACATCATCGTGATCCAGTCTTGATCGCCGTACGGATGCAGACGATCAATCACGTGCTGCCCGAATTGATGCCAAATCGGCGCCGTCTTTCCGCGCCCGTTTGTGATCATGATGCAACCAGCAAGTGCACCAGATCCCCAGTCGATGGGCATTGCAAGATCGCACTCAAAATATTCTGCGACCCATTCCAGCGAGCCAACCATGACAACGTCGAGGTCGAAATAGACCGTCGGTGTCGTCAACACTCCGGGCTTGAAAAGCCCGATTTTCTGCCACCAGCCCGGCCACTCGCACGTGAGCGGCAAGCAATCCACGCCCTCGACAGGCTTTTCAGTGAAGCATTCGAACGTATGAGGCAACGAAAGATGCCGTGCCACCATGGATTTCAGTCTGAGCGGATATTCGTCCGAGTATTTGTCGCCCCACTTCACGCAGACGACGCGGATCGGGTCCAAAGATGCCCCCACTTGCGTTGTAACCGATCACGGTTAGATTCGCCGCTCACCTCGTACACATGCGGCGTCCGATAGTGATAGACCGGCGTTTCGCTCAGTCTGAAACGGGCTCCGGCGGCGTGGAGGGACCAAAGCCAATCGTTGTCCTCGCAGCCGCGTCCCTGACGGAAGCTCGGATCGAAGCCGCCAACTCTCTCGAAAAGGTCGCGTCGTAGCAGTGCAGCAAAGTGGAAATGTGCACCTTGAGGTACCGGGAGTCGCCCAGCTGCGGAATAGTCAACCCCGCGACCGGCGAGCACAGTGCCGTCCGCATCAATGCACGGCGCGACAACATAGTCGTTCTCCGTCTCGAGTAGCGCGAGCATCTCGTCCAGCACCGGCTCGCGATGCTCGACTTCCGGGTTCGTGAGCACGATCACGTCACCGATCGACGCTCGCACCGCAGCGTTCATCGACACGCACGGATTCAACCCGACGTTTTTGCGTGGCAGCGTCGTTACGATACAGCCCGGAGCCACCACCGGCACAGGCGACCCGTCATCACAGATCGAAATCTCGATGCCGTCCCCGTAGTGCTTTCGATACGCCGCGAGCGACCTATCGAGCTCCTGCTGCCGCATCCAATACGGCATGCAGATTGAAATCATACGAACGCCGGATGCGTAGGCTCTTGAACGAGCGCACTGATCGCCCGGTTTTGCCCCAAAAACTGACAGTGCTGGCACTGCCGAGCGTCGAAAGCACCTCGGGCCGCGAGCACCTCGCCGAGCCGAGAGTGTTTTAAGCTGCCGATGGTGCCGCGGGTGGTGTAAGCGGTGTTGCAGCACCGGTACACGTTCAGATCAGCGCCGATGTACGTCGTGAAATACTGATAGCCGCAAAACGGATCTTGCGGCGCACCGTCTTGCAAGTCTCCGACCCGTCGGCCGAATAGGTCGATCACCTCGAAACCGTCGCCGTTGCATTCTTTGGCTTCGGCGATCGCTTCGTAGATGCTGGAAATCAGCCCGCCGTAGTACCCCGCGCCTTCGCTCGAGAACACTGCTCCGACGCGCATGTTGCTTGCGCCGGCCGCTTTGGTCATAGCTGCAGCCGCCTTGATGCCGCGCCAGTTCTCTTTCGTCACGACAAACCCAATCCCTAGCGCACCAGTAAATCGCGCCGCGAACGCAGCCACGTTGCGCCACACGGCGTCCCAGTGAGTCGTCGACACACCACGAATACTCGCATACGTCTCGGCATCGCCAGCGTCGACACTCACCCGAACCCATTGCATACCAAGAAACGCGGGCGATGCCTTGAGCTTCACGCCGTTCGTGACGAGCGCCGTCTGCATGCCCAAAGCGCTCGCGAGCGCAAACAGGCGCTCGTGATCCTTATGAACCGTCGGCTCGCCGCCACCAGTGAACTGAATCGCTTTGACCCCAAGCGCGGCGCAATCGCGGATGATCTCCTCAGCCCTCAGGGTCTCGATGCGCCGGTTCGGGTTGTGCGTCTCCGGCGTCACGAACAGCTCGCGCGACAACCCCGCCGACATCCGATAGGCACAGAACGAGCAGTCTTGATTGCAGAGGTCCGACAGAATCAGCTGCACATGCACCGGAGCCGGATTCTTCCCTGCCCGTAGCGCCTCGATGCGGTCGAGATGCCAGGCCGGCTTAAGCTGTGAGTAGCTTAGGTTCACCATTGGTCCACACCGCAAAGAACCCGCGCCCGTAGAACGACGTCGCCCAGCTCGTGTCGAAATCTTCCGGCGTCCATCCGGAGCGGTGCCGCTGCCACTTATCACCGTCCAGACCCCACGGATCCGCGCCGTCCTGTTTCATGTATCCAACCGGCGTAAAAATCACGATCTGTTTCGGCTGCGCCATCAGCGTGAGCCGTATCACGTTGTGCCCGTCCTCGCGCGTCATGTGCTCGATCACATCAAGCAGGTAGATCGCATCGACTTTGCCTGGCTTGACATGGCTGAGTGCCTCGCTTGCTGTCGCAAGCACGCACTCATAGCCACCGACTGCGGCGATTCGGTCGAGATACGGCTGATGCGGCTCGACGCAGATATGGTGCCGCGGTGTATACCAATTCATCGGCCGCAGACCGCAGCCGATATCGAGCACCGTGTCACACTCAATGAGTCCGCGCGGCGGTTCGAGGTTGTGCAGTATCAAACCATTAGGCAGCCAGTCGATCACAAGATCCGCCAGGCGCTAATGAGCTTTTCGCGGAAATCGGCATCGAATCCGCTTTTCGTGGTCAGTAGCCCGTCGAGCTCCATCGCACCGAACACGGATGCGGTGAGCGCTCGCTTGATGTCGGCCGGCACATCTTCGACATTCCAGCCAGCAGTGAACGTGATCAGGATCGGCGACGGAACGTCGACATCTACGCTCGGCCACGTACCGCCGCGATTCGGCATCACCCGGCCCTGATGCCCGCGCAAGTCTTCTTGGTAGTCTGTACCGATTGGACTGCCCGACGACGGGCCACGCAGGGTGATCAACTGCCCCGCAGATGAATACACGATGCTCGTCAACGATTGCACTCTGCCGCGCGGCAAGTAAACCGTCTGATCAGCCCCGCACGGGAATGAGTCCAGAATCCATCGATGCTCTCGGGCAACGATCGACCGCCGCATCGCACCTTCAGCCCACGACACTGCGTCCGGAATGTACTGCTGCATGATGACTTCGTCGAGGTCATCGTGAGCAATCCGCAAGTCCTGCTTAAGCAGCGCAAGATCGAGCGGGATATCCTCCGGCGCGTCAATGTCGATCGTGATCGATTTCACAGCTCACCCATGGGAAAGCAGCGCATAGCACTCTGCGTCGTACAGTTCGTAATCGAAACGCCCGGCGGCAAGTTTTTTGACGCGTTCGTGAAAGCACGAATGAATGGTGCAAAGTCCGACCCGTTGTGTAATGCAGAAGGATGATCCCCGAAAAAGTGCTCGAGCCCACCGGTTCTCTGCATGTCGAACCCGACGAGCTTCACATCATTCGCGCCGAACTGCAGCGCCAGATTCACGGCGGCAAAGCCTGAATTGTTGCCGTAGTGGATTTCACCCGGCAGCATGCAGAACGTGTCCCCGTCCCGAGCTATCACGAGCCGGATCCGCAACTGCTCGCACTTTCCCCAGGTTCGTTTGTCGTCATCGGTCGCAAGATTCGCCGCCTGAGAAGCCCATCGCTCGCCCTGGAACGCGATGTCACCATGCACATCCCACCAGCCACGGTCAGTCGTATACATCGCGTCAGCGAACGGTAGAAGCCGCCAGGCATCGTTCACGGCCAGGATCCGCCAGCCTTTCGCCTGTCGCGTGCGGCATATCGTTGCGACTTCCTCTGTCAATGACGGGCCGGTTGCCGCAACGATGCACGACTCCCAGCCATCACGACGCAGCTTTGTTCTCCGGCGCGCGGCCACGCATCTTCTGCTTCGGTGCATCCTCCTCGATGTGCCCGCGCCCAGACCGCACACACCGCTGAGCAAGAAACTCCGACATCTGATCCGGAACCGAATAAACACCAGGCTTGAACGTCACGATCGGCCCGCCGACCGAAGAGCACGAAGCCCAGTCTCTGCCAGTGATCTTGATCTTGTATTTCATGGTGAAACGGGCGCCCGGTTGCCCGAGCGCCCTTCCGTCAACTCCCGACTGGTACTACGTCGTGCGCAAAAACTTGATCGCGTTATTGTTCAACACGATCCCGCCCTCACGGCGTCGTACGTAGAACTTCACGTAACCCGGCGTCGTCACTTCGTCCCGAGTGATGCGCAAGCCGACTCGGTCGACAAGCACGTAACCGCGCTTGAGGTTGCCGAACCCGACCGGGAACGCGTTCGACGCAACGCTCGCCATCTGCTCCCAGATCGACGTCGGATACCCGAGCAACCGATCCGGCTCGCCCATTTGCAAGCCCGGCTGCCATAGATATTGATTCGTCGTGTCTTTGAGCTTGCGAATCGAGGCTGCGGTCGTCGAGTTGAAAAAGAACTTGGCCCCAGCGCGATAACGAGAATTGAGCTTATAGACCAGATCGATCAGCGCGTCCGGCAGAATCGCATCGGGAGACGCAGCCGACGCTACGTACTGATAGATCGCGGCAGAACGTAACGGCGAGCCGAAGTCATCCACAGTCGTCGGCGTCGTGTTGAGCATGCCGGTCGGCTTCGTCGTGCCGTTGCCCGTGAGCACCGCAGTCGCTTCCTCAACGGCAAACGTCTCGGCGATTTCCGCCGAGAGCCAGTTCGCAACATTGAAGAAAATGTCGTCGAGCGACCACTCAGACGCCTGCGGATAGGCATACAGTTCACCCTGAGTCGGCACGACCTCACGCAACGTGCTCGTCGCGGTCGCCGTACGCGTGCCAGTCTCACCAACCCATCCGCCGGTCGTTCCGCGCAGGTTCACGAGCTCTTTGTAGTCGCTCGTTCCGATCTGCACGACCTTGACGTCTTCTCTGACCGGTGAGAACAGTTTCTCCTGAACCTCGACATCGCGAGAAATCTGCTCCGGCACCGCGTAACCACCGCCCGCAGCCGAGCCGATCGTGACGTCCTTCTGCTCGTGCATCTCGCGCTCAAGCGCCTTCAGTTGCACGCCGAGTTCCATGTCCTGACCACCCGTGCGGATGAACTTCTCGAACTTGTCGGCGTACTCTTCGCGCCGCTTGACCTCGATCGTCTTGCCAGGAACCTTCGCCCGCGCTTCCAACTCTTCGATGCGCTCGCGATCGACCTTCTGCTCGATTTCGAGCTTGCGCTTGGTCTCTGTCGCCTCTTTCAGATCCTTCTCGATCTTGACGATCTTCGCCTCGAGTTCCGTGGCCCGAGAGTCATTGCCCGCCTTGATGTCCTCGAGACGCTTGTCATTGACCACCTTGAACTCTTCGAACGCTTGGCCGCTCTTTTCGATTGCGGCGAGAACTTCCTTACTCATTTGCCATTGCTCCAAAAACGAAAAAGGCGCCGAAGCGCCATGTCTCGTGAGGTTGATGTAATGCTGCGGTCAGGTACTACGCAGCGCATTGTCATTGCGCTCGATCGCCCTCAACACAGCCGCCCAGTGATCAGCATCGGGCTCCCCCCGAGACGGAACAGGATCCCCCTGTTCAATCGGATCACCATTAAAAATCCGCGAGACGGCCATCTCCGAGAATTTTCGGCTGTAGCCGTGATCGCGCAGAAATTGTTCGAACTCTCGCTCTGTCGGCACGAACTCGCCCGTCGCCGACAGCCGTGCCTTGACCGCCTCAATACGAGCGAGCGGATTCATCGCGGTTGACACTGGCGAGCACTCCCAGATGTCAATTTCTTTCAAAAGACGGTTGCCTTCCTTGTCATAGTCGGCGCCGCCTGGCATGACTCGATAGCCGAATGAAAGCCCGCGAACCGCCTTCATTTTCATAAGCGTCCGCGTCTCGTTACCGAGCTGCGTGTCGGCGAGCGTGCCGCGAACCAATAGACCTTTTTCGTCCTCGCTCACTTCGTCCCATGCGCCCGGCACTTGATCGGGTCGATGCATCCAGAACATCAACGGCATCGTTCCTTCGCGTCGATGTTTTGCAAGGCTCTTTTTGAATGCGCCCGGCAAAACAATGTCACCACCGAGATCAACATTGCCAAAGATCGATGCATGCCCTTCGATCTGCCGATCGCCGAGAGATTTGATCTCAAACGGTACGGTCAGCGTCTGGTTCATCGTCTTGCTCCTGCTGCGGCTGCATCGGTTCCGGTTCCGGCTCTTCGCCGGCCACTACGAAATTCGCGGGGCGGATGAAATCTTCGCCGCCGTCATCATCTGAAATCGGGTTGCGGCTTTCAGCCTCGCGCCAATCGTTCGCGCTGATCACGCCGTTCTGTCGCTGAATCTGCAGCGCCTCTTGCCGCGACTTGAAATCCGCGCGCTGCACGGCGTCCAGGTTGAATCGCACGATCACGCCGTCGCGTCGGTCGTCGTCGGTCAGCAGATCCCGCTCCATGGCGGACTCAAAGACCTGCGCGACCGGCATCACGACGTTGATCACGAAATCGGTGTCTTGCTGCTCGACGTTGTTGAACGTCGCGCGCTCGAGATCCCCGACGAAGTGTGGCGGCACGCCAAAGGCCCCAGCAATCACGGTGCGCTGATACTTTCGGGCCTCGATGAATTGCGCTTTCTCGTTCTCGATCTTGACGTCTTTGATTTCCATGCCCTTCGGCAGCAGAAACGAGCTGTGTCGCTTGCCGCCGCTCAATGTGTTTTTCACGGACTCTAAGAACGCCGTTTCTTCTTCCTTTGTCTTGAACGACTGAAAACCCTGCATCAGCTGGAACACAAGCAACGGCATCGCACCGTTACCGAAAAACGTCGCGCCGTATTGCTCCATCGCTATCTCTAAAGCGATCGCTTCGCGGACGTCCATCACGGTGGAATCGCCGGTCAGAAAGTCGCGCGCGGCACCCCGAACGTGATGCATTTCGGCCGCCGGAATGTCGACATGCTTGCCGCCGACCAACGTCGCTCGATACGTCGGTTCGAGCGTCGCTTCATCCTGATCCACCGTCACAGCGCTCGGCATCAGCGGGATCAGTCGCCGTATAGGCCCCGTGTTGCCCTGCGCCTTGAACGCAAAAAAGCGCCCGTAGCGCATCAAGCACGAGCCACCGTCAAGCCAGTAGCTCGCCCGGCTTTGGAACGAGTTCGGCTTGCTCAGGAGTCGTGCTACCGGATGACTCGGCAAAAGCTCCTTACGCTCTCGCCCATTGCTCCCATACGACCGCCGCATGATCCGCACGGGCGATACAGCGAGCCGTCGAGAGACTGCCGTTACGATCGCATTCACGGTCGGCGACTGCATGCACGTTTCCGGCGTGACCGCTATGCCGGACTTCGTCGCATACATGCCCTCGAGCCGCCGTAGCAGCGTGTCGAGGCTCATGTCCGACTTGGATTCTTTGGCGCTGAACCACGTCAGCGGGTTCAGGTTCATATCGCGAGGAGCGCCCCGGAGACGTACTCTTCGGCTTCCACTTGCGTGTTCATCGTCATCGCGAGCGCCACCATCCCGTCTATACGTCCAGTGCTCTTCGCCTTGTTCAGCTTTCGGTTCCCAGCGGCATCAGCGTCGACGACCGAATTCGCCGCACACATCGTCAGCACCGGATTGTTTCCATGCCGCACACGACCGTTCAAAAGCTCTGCCTCGAGCGTGTCGAGCGCCGGCGACATATCCTTGAAACCCTGACCGAACGGCATGAGTGGCAGATCAACACCCAATCGCTCGAGCTCAGTTTTCAGCACGTCAATTCGCCAGCGGTCGAACATCACCGCCTCGACGTTGTACTTGTGGCACAGCTCCGACAATCGCAGCGCGACCGCTTCGTAATCGACCGAGGCGCCACGCGTTGCCGTGATGTAGCCCTGCTGTGCCCATAGGTCATAGGGCGCTCGGTCACGCTTCGCGCGCTCCTCAATCCCTTCCGACGGTGCGAAAAAATCGGCGCGCACGTGCAGCTGATGCTTGAACTGCGCCGTGCACACAAGTGCGGTCAAGTCCTGTCTCGCCGACAGATCCAAGCCGATGCGGACTCGCCCAGATTCGAAAGCCTGTTCCCACGGATCACGGCTGCAAGACTTCCACACGGTCGGCGAAATAAAGCCGACGTCCGCCGCGATCCGCTGATTCAGCCGCAGGTTGCGAAACCGCGACTCGAAGCTCGGCATGCGTTTGGCTTGCTCGGACTGTCGCAATAGCTCATCCAGCTGCAGAAAGTGTCCGACCGCCGGGTTGCACGCCCGGATGACTTCAGGATCAAACGGGTCCGCATCGTCGGGCGCCGCGATCAACCGCACGTAGACGCCAGGATCAGCCCGATTCAGACCGTCGTCGATGAGTTCGGACAGGGGATGATCGTCCCGTGGCGCCTGCGTCGAGATCACCATCCCAAGTGACCGCTTACGCTTACCCATTGCGGTCGTGAGGTTGTCCAACAGTTCGCGATTCTTTGCCTGTGCCAGCTCGTCGTAAATCCACAGCGACGGCGCCAACCCATGCGCCCGACGCGCATCCGCGCTCAACGCCTCGTAGATAGAGCCAGCCCCGTCCCCGGCATCCACCTCGATGCGCTTGTGAAACCGGATGATGTTGCAGCGCGCGTCAAATTCCGGCACCGCGATGATGATCGCTTCCATCTCGGCAAAGAGCAGCGCCGCCTGTGCCCGGTCGATCGCGCAGCTGTAAACCTCGCCCCGCGGTTCGGCTTCTGGTCCGAGCAGGCTGCACAACGCCAACCCCGACAGCAGGCCCGTCTTGCCGTTGCCACGCGGCTCCGACAGCACAGCCACGCGAACATCGCCACCGTAAACCGCCTCGATGAATTCGCGCTGTTCCGGCAGCAGTTTCATTTTCGTGCCGGCAAGCACACCTTTCGTGATCGGCAGCCACTCGAGAAACGCAATCACCTTCGCGACTCGACTGAGTCCGCGTTTCTTCCACGGCAACCGCCGTGCTGTAACAGGCGCGGCTTTCTTCCTCGCGCCAGGCCCTCGCCGACCCATCAGACTGAACTAATTGAGTTTTCGACTGCTGCGCCGGTTTTCACTGGAAAGGTCACAGCGTTCGACCCCGCCCCCTACCTGTTCTACTCGCGCTAGGCATGGCGCCTTTGGCTGGTGCAGGCGTTACTTCGTCTACTGTCTCTGCTGCTTCGTCCGACTCTTTGGCTGGCATGGACGCGTGCCCTGCCTTCACCACCCCTGCGCACGTAGGGCACAGGGCATCGGCGTCGAGCTCGTTATAGTTATGCTGACATCTAGCGCACTGCTGCATGGTTTGTCTCCTTGTTCCAGTGGTGGTCAGGGTCTAGCGGTCTGCCATCTAGCGCTGCACCACGTAGCGCACCAGTCTTTTCTTGGGTTTGTTTCACAGCATCATGGCAGGTAGAGCACAGACTCTGAAGATCGCCACCCCAGAACAGTTCTGGATCGTCTCGATGTGGAATAACGTGGTCAGCTACGGTAGCAATGGTCATGCGCCCTGTAGCCTCGCACAGCCTGCAGAATGGGTACTGCTCAAGCTGTGCCGCACGTTTCTTGCCCCACCGCCTACCGTAGAGCCTAGGCATTGCGCACCTTAGCCACGAGGCGTTCATCCCATAGCGCCCTATACCCTGCTGAGCTCACTGCGCTGATAGCGGCGGAATACACACGATTAGCGATGAACCCAGCATCATGCGGGATAAGGCCGCGATATAGCCCGCTGCCAATGTGAGCCAGCAGTATCGGAAAGCTAATGCCAGCGACCTGCACACCCGTTCGCAGATCAGTGATTGTGCTCAACGTCACAGTCGCATCGGTCTGCGTTATGCCAGCCGAATCCTTAAGATTCTGCACTTCCACGACGTGAGTGTTCGCGCCGACGTAAATGGTCGATTGGAGCGTCATGTCACTGGATAGATAGTCGGTGTGCCTGTAAGTGCCGATTCTATTCGCACTGTCGCCTCCAAGGCCGGCCTGAACGCGACCGTTCCCACCAGGTAGCCAGTGTCACCCGCTGCAACGCCGCCCTGCAGCAACACCGATAAAGGCCCGAGTTCGGCGTTGATCAATCCGACGATCGTACCTGGCTCAAATGCGGCACCGTGCAGACTCGAGGTCAGCGGCCCCAACGTGGCACTGATCCGCCCGTCGAACAGCGTGAGCGTCGACCCAACGAACGACGCGACCAGCGACCCGAGTGTCGCATTGATACCGCCGACCACGCCTTGCGGCGGTACTGAAGCCCCGCGGAACGCGACCACGAGCTCGGCAAGGTCCGCATGAATCCGGCCGCTACGCCCAGGCGGTAGGGTATGCGTGCCCCGCAAGCTCGCCGTAAGGGCGCCCAGTGCTGCCACGATCCGGCCGTCGGTGGAGTCGGGCGGCAAGGCCACGCCACGCAAGCTCGCGGTGAGACTGCCCAGCGTTGCGAGGATCTGCCCCGAACGCTGCGGCATGACCGAGAATTCGTAGGTCGGTGTTACCGAATACTCGACGTCGAAGAAGTGGTCGACATACGCCGTACCACGGAACGACGCCGTGAGCGCCCCTAAGTTGGCCGCTATGTTGCCCTGGAACAGCGGCACAAAGAGTGAGCCGCGGAACGAAGCAGTCAGCGCACCAAGGGTGCTCGAGATTCTGCCGTCTCGGTTATCGCTCGCCGTGCCTTCGCCTTCGAAGTTGAAACTCGTGGCGTAGGCATAGCGATTGAAAATGGTCTGCAGGCCAGGCTTCGGCACGTGCTGCACACGTAACCGATCGCCCGCGGTCATCAGCTCCGACGGCGGTGACGTGACCGAGCCAACGAGCGACGCAACCAGCGCGCCGAGCGTTGCGGTAATCGCCCCCGCACGCCAAACCGTGGGCTTAAATCCCCCGCCGATAGCCCAACGATCCGATGCGCTTATGTCGCCAGGAGAGGAAACGAACTGTGAGTTTAAGCGCTTGGCAAAGCTATCAAGCACCCGTGCCCCACTCGTCGAACGTCGTGATATTGCCCGAGTCGCTGATGTTGCGCTTGTAGAGTGCCGTAGATCCGTTATCGGCGAACACGGTCTCGACCGTAGGCGAGCCACTGCCGTCGACAGTGATCTTGCTTCGCGTCAATCGCCGATACATGTAGTTCAGCATTTCGCGGATCGTCGGCGAAGCAGGCGGCGCCGCTTGGCCCATTTCCGACGTCGTATCCGTGTTCAGCACGTCCTGCACTTCGGTGTTCACGTCCGATTTCGCCGTTGCACCGAGTGAACCGACCGAGCCGTTGACGTTGCCCGTGACGGTGGTCACGCTCGGAATGACGTTACCCGTGCCAGCATAGCCCGTGCCGTCGAAGAACGACTCCGCATTGTCTGCAGCGCCACTATCACCGCTGATCTGCGTCGCATTGACCGGCATCGGCGTCGTGCCGTCGGTGTAGGCTTCGAGGTTATCGGCTGCACCCGAATCGCCGGAAATCTGCGCGACGTTCACAGGCGCATTGGCAACATAACCGATAGCCGATGCACCATACTGCGCGTCGTAGACGGCTTCCTCGACGACGAAGAATTTCGCCGTGACGATCAGAGCACCCGAAACGGCAATCGATACACTGAGCTCGCCTACCGTGTCCGTGTCCGTGGCATCGAACGTGAGCGAGTAATGTCCGTTGACCCGATGCGTGCCACCGCCTGAGTTTTTGTTGCCCGACGTGCCGCCGTTCTTACACAGCTTCACGTCGGTATTGTTGATCGTCAGGCCGGTTTCCAACGTCTTGAAGTCCGTATCGTCGACGAACGGGCCGACGTTGCGCGACTGCGAAGCTGTGCTCTGCTTGAGAAACATTTAGAAATACCCTCCCGACATGCTTCGCAAGTAGTGCCCAACTGCAGCGCCGCCGGTTACCGCACTAATCGTCCACTGCGGCGTAACCGAGTAAGTCGAAAGCACGGCACCCGCGCGCGTCACGCGGAAGGTGTAATCACCGTCCAGCGCCGTCGACCTCGCCTGCATGCACCACTCGAGCTCCGTGTAGTCATCCGCAGAAATGTCGACCGCGTCCGCGGGGTTCTCATCGTCCTGCATGCGGCCCGCATCAAAATCGCTCGTCGACTTGCCGCCCGGCGGCGTCAATTGCGCGGTCGTGTTCTCGCCCGATGCGGTGATGTTGCTCGAGGTCGTGAGCAGAAACGCCTGGTCGACTTGGCGCAGCCGAATCATGATGGCCGGACCCGCAGAGCTCGCCGAATTGGTGCCTGAGGCGGTTGCGGTCCACGTAGCCACGGCCGAACTCGTGCCCGATGTCACGGCGTGCTCGCAAATCACGACCCGCAAGTCGTTGCCCGTCGAGACCGCCGTATCCGCACGCTCAGTCAGCGTGCCGTAGGTGATGCCGGTTTGTGTGATCGCTTCCGACGCATGCGCGGCCGTGTCGACAGAGTTGATGAACCCGACGAATACGAGATCGCCCGCAGTCACACCCGGATCCGTACCGAATGCGACCGAAATAGACGTCCCCGCCGACGCATCCTCGCCCGTCGCATAAGCAATGGCCCAGGTCTTACCGGTCGCCGCTTTCGTGCAACGGAAGATTGCAGCACCGCAGCTCGCGCCACTCGAAATGGCTAAGGTGACGTTGCCCGTCTCGGTGCCATCCGCGATACGCGTAAACGTCGTTATGCGGACGTCACCCGTATCGGCACCTTCTGAGCCAGCGCCGCCGACAAACGTCGTGCCGGCTGTCCAGCCGCTCGGCAAATCCACGGTAGAAGCATTCGGCCGATTGCCGACGACCATCACGAGCAGTTGGCCTGCGGTGATACCCGACGGATAGGCTACCGTCGGCGCCGTCGTGCCCGTCGTGGTCACGGTGCCGATCGCGCCAAAAGCAAGCGACTCGCCGCTGTCCTTATCGAGCTTCGTGTAACTTGAATCGGTCGTTTTCTTCCACTCGAGCTGGAATTGCGAGCTCGACAAGTCGCCCGTCGTGGTATCGACAAGCACGCGCAAGCGTGTGTTGGTGAGCTTCGCTCGGGTTATGTTCGCATCTTCGGATGCGAGCCAGGTGGCACCGTCCTCGTCGCCATCGTCCGCACGCCAGCGGAAATGCGTCTGAGTGGTCGGCGGCTCGAAGGTCGGATAATCACTGTCGACGCTGAGAACGTTGCCGGTAGCACCAGCCTGTGACCAGTTGCGGCTGTTGCCGCTGGAATCCACCAGGCAGTTCGCCACACTGCCCGTGTCGTCCATCGGCCAATAGCCCCACGGGCTCGACTTGACCGTTGTTTTACTGTTCATCTCCGCGACGACTTCTTCCGCCGTCAGAGACGTAGCCCAGGCCTTGACGTCGGCCATCTTTCCAGCTTGGCCGAACTGGTTGTAGTTCATCGCCGTCATCAGCGAGGTTGCCGTGCGGCCGCTCACGTCAGCCGTGCAAGCCAACGCTGCGACTGCCGCGCCGTCGACGTAGATTTTCAGGCTGGTCGTGCTCTCGCGAACCATCGCGACGTGTGTCCACGTGTCAACGGTCCACGAGCCGTTGGTCGGGGTTTGCGTGGCCGACCCACCCGCACAGCTCACGCGCCGTGTCGTGCCGTCACTGTCGCTGCCGATCGAATCCGTGACGCCGTCGTAGCTGAATGTTCCGCCCAGGTGGAACATATGCGAATAGTTATTCGGATCCGCGGTGCGCTTGGTCCATCCCATGATGCAGTAAGCTGCATTCGCATTGATCACGGAGGCCGAGCGCTCGAGCCGGAACGTGTCTGCGCCTGACCCGGCATTGCTACACGTCAGCGCCATTTACAGGCCCGCCGCGGGAATCTTGTAGACGAACGTAGACATCGCAATTCCACCAACGAACACGAGTGCGCTGCGCCCGTTACCCATGTCCTCGACAATGTTCCATCGAGAAAACGCCTTGTCAGTGACGGACGTAATCGTTGAGCCTCCGCCTGCGACTTGACTCCATACCCACTGGCCGGAGGGGTTATAGGCGCCCCCGGAGGTCGGAATCTGCAATTTCAGGAACGTGTTACCGACAGTCGGAGGATTGCCCACCGCGATCGTCTTATTGATCGGGCAATAGGCGCCGCCTGCATTTTGCTGGTAGTAGCCCGATCCCGTGATGTTGGTTACTTGCGTCCACGTATTCGTCGCACAGTTGAGCACACACACGGCGTTTCGCAGATGATCACCCGCGACGACGATGTCTAGATCAGAGGCACAAACCGCCCACGTGCCCCAATGCCCGAACGTCTGGCTCGATGTGAACGCCTGCCCCGTGCCAATCGAACCACCGGAGGTATTCACAAACCACCAGTTAGTGTTGTTCGCGCCGTTGCCAGCTAATCCGTAGGCACGATTACGGACGTTGTGATGCACGGCAACGCCGAAGCCCGCGACGTTATTGTTGACGCCGGAGAGCGAGCCATAGTCGTTCCACGGATTGGTGCTGTACGGAGCCGGCGTGAGCGCCGCACCGAGCAAGTCACGGTTAAACGATATTTGCCGATTGAAGTGCCCGCCGTTGCCGGACGTGACGGAGTTCATGTACGGCATCCAGACACGCCCATTGCCGAAGCATTGAAACGTGTTGTGCATCGCTCGAGGTCTGCCGTCCAAGTTCAGACCGTCGGGGCCTGAGTTTGGCCAATTCGTCATCGAGCTATTCGGAGTCGGCGCGCTAATCCGCCGCCAGGCGGGCGTTGCAGCGGTCAGCGTCAGTGCGTAGCACTCGTTACCCGGATAGTCGCCGTGCCCTCCATTAGCACAGAGGAGATACTCTTTGCGAACCTGATCAACGCTTCCGCCTGTCCAAGCGGTGCAAATTGAATTTGGGCTGTCGCCAAAGGTATCAACGTGCGGCACAGGACTCGGAATGTGATCCGTGATTCTCTGACCTGTCGAGCTCGCAATCGCAGTCCAGGTGTTATCGGACTGGCTGTTGAACCACGCAGGCGCCGACCCGGCCGCAACAATCTCGACGCGATGTGCTGCTGATGCGACTTGCGTCATCTCAAGTTCTCGGCACGATCGCCCACTGCGTGGCGTTGACTTGATCAGCGACAAACGCCGCGTAGTTGGACGCAGCTTGTAGCCGCGCGTACGCCGCCGCAGCTCCAGTTGCGCCGTGCTCTACTGCGTACGCAATCGCTGGATGCAAGTTACCTCCGTAGCTCGTGGAATCCGGCCAATGGCCCGTGGCGATGCTTCCGCCTGCCGTGCACGGCTTGCTCGCGTCGGGGATGATGTCTGCAGGCCCCGATGTGTCGCTGCGCGCGTACGCTGCAGCCCACGTCGCGTCCCATGTGATCGTCGAGCCGTTGTAGGTGCCGATGGCAATGACGAATTGCGCCGCAGCTCTAAAGCACCAACCGCTCGAGTCGCCGCACATGCCGACTGGGAACTTGTAGAAGTGATCACGACAAGTCGTGTGCGAGGTCTTTGCCGTGCCGCTCAGGACGTCAAGATCCCACGTGTATCCCACGCACTGCGCGTGGAAGTAACCCATAAAGCTCGGCACGCCCAGGTTTGGCAACGTGACTTGATCCGGATGATACGAGCCCGGATTGAAATGCTGGCTCATGTAACCCAGCGGACAGGCTAGAGCATTGGTCGTGTACCACGTCCATGTCGCGCCCAACGCTGCGAGCCAATCGGAACGAACCAAAGCATCCGCTGCCGGCAGTCCCGAGTCTGGATAAATCGACACGACCTGCATGGACGTTCGCAGATGCCACGACTTGCCGCGATCTTCCGCCGTCATGATCGTAGCCGAGCCGCCGTTACCGGAAGTCAAACCGCGGCTCGTCGGATTGTTTTCCATGTGAGACCGAGCAGCCCAAAAGGCTGCAGTCTCGAGATACGTCCACCGACCCGTCAGCAGGTACGCCGTGTAGCCGGCTTCTGGCATATGAGCTTGCGTGCCAGAGCCGAAACTGTTGCCGTTTGATCCCGTACCGGCCACAACCGGGTCAATGCCCCATCCAGCGGCGTCGAGATTCGGACGCGTCGTGAGCGCGAGCGGCCGCTGCGTGCTTTCGTCTCGATAACAGACCGGCCAGCTATTGGAGCAATAGGCGTTGACCAACGTGCCCCGATACGCTCGAGCGTCGCCGTTAACGCAATAGCTCGCAGCCCACTGCGGCAAGATGCCGATATGCGGCGCGGAGCCTCCCGCAGAGAGTGAGCCCGCGGGCATGCTGCCATTACCGAGCGGCGTGATGTTCTGCGGCAGCCCGTTGAGATACGCCGTCGTCGACGCTGCGGTCGTGGCGTAATTCGGGACGAGCTTAGTCGAGCGCAGATAACTTGCGTTATGAGCGGGGATCACACGAGCGAAGTCCGTAAGCCCGCTCGAGCCGTCGTACCAGTTGACCGTAAACCACCGAGTTCGCGGCCAGTGCGTCAGTGCTGCGGTGTAGCGCGTCGTGCCGTTGATCGTCAGCGTCGCCGTGTACGCCTTGTTCACCGGACTGGCGACTTTCATGTAGCCGTTCTCGACGCAGGTCTCGATCTCGATCGCGTTGCCCTGATACACGCGAACGTAAAACCAGACCGCTAAGTGTGCGTCGCTCCCGACCGCCGAGCGATAGTGAAACTCCGACATCTGCGTTCCGAGGAACGACCGCACCGGAGAACCAAAGAGCGCCGACAGTGTGACGGTGCCAAACGAGGACAACGTCATACTCACCGTCGGATTCAGCCCGATGAGGGTGGACTCCGCGATGTTCACGCCGCCCGGATCCGCAGTCTGCCGTCTGACGATGACGGTCGAAGGCGTGCCGTTGGTGAGCAACTTGCGACCGGAAAGCACCGCATACTTCACTGAGCCGTCAGGCCAGCGGTTGCGAATGCTGCCCTGGAACGTCGACAAGTCCGAGACGATGAACTGACCGGAAGGTATGTCGCCTTGCTTGAAGGCATGCCCGATCGTAAACGGCAAAGTGGCCGTCGTGTTCGACGTCAGCGTAAACATCGTGACGTCGACGCCCGCAGCACCGGTCTGATCGTCGGCCGTCAGGATATGCCCGTTGGTTCCCGCAACGATTGAACCGGGCGTCGTCGGGTCGTACACATAGCGTTTCTGCGGCGCGTCGAACGTAACGCCGATCGGCAGCGCGGTCGCGTTCTTCGTGATCCCGATATTCGCCGCTGGCGTGTCCGGATCGGTCACGTGCTGGCTGACGTCGTACGTCGCCGCCACGCCTTGCGTGAACGTGATCGTCGACGGCAACCCAGTCCATACCGGCGGCTGATCGGTCGAGTACAGTGCGGGCCTATTCGCGTTGACCCAAAGCGGAGTATGACCGGCGCCTGACTTGTCCGAGATGTCGGACGGCGTCGGGTTCATGTTCAAGTACCAAAGCGCCGAACTCAACCCGAGCGACGACGCCATCGACAACACGGCGGCGTCTGATTCCAGCGCCGCGAGCTGGACGATCTGACTCGTCGTCAGGTAGGCGTTGTAAATCTGGATGCCGCGATGCACGCCGGCACCGCGTTCGTGCGACGGTTGCCACGGAGCGTCAGCCCAGGTCAGCGCCGGAGCAGGTGGGTTAACGTTGCCCCAGGTCGTCGGGCTGGTCCGAAACACCCGATTCGCCGCATCGAGGTTCGGAAGGTTCCAATAAAATTCGTGCTCTTTGACGGCGTTGACCGCGCCGCGCACTCGAGTTGCCTGGGAATGCCACACGCCTTTTGTGACGAGCGCGCCGATAAAGTCGTTTTGCTCGACGCTGACTTCCCAGTTATGAACCGTCCCGCTTGCCCCTCCTTGCGGGTAAGGGTGCATGCCGTAGTACGAATTCGCAGCACCGCTTTGCCATAGGAACGTGCTTAGGGCTCCTGCACCGTCGTCGTTGCCCCAAAAGAACGTCGAGTAGTAGCCCGTATGTTGAAGTGGGCGATACTTCCAAATGTAAGTGACACCGGCGCCGCCTGTTCCAAAGATCGGAACTAGAGCCGAACCCGTCCAGCGGAATCGAATAGAAGCCGACTGGTTGACCGCTGCTAGATTGCCAGGGAAGTCCAGACCAGTTTGCGGCACGGCAGGCGCGGCCGAAGTCCCTCGCAAACTCGACGTCAATCCACCGAGCGACGAAATGATGCGGCCGTTTCTCGTGCCCGGCGGAGTCGCCGTCCCGCGGAACGATGCCGCCAATGTGCCGAGGTTTGTGGCAATGCGGCCGTTTCGATTCGCCGGCACCGACGATTGACCGCGCAGCGAGGCCGCCACAGCACCCAGCCCCACAACGATGCGCCCGGAGCGATTCGGCGGCGCCACGTGCGTGCCGCGCATGGATGCAACCAGTGCACCCAAAGTCGACTGGATCCGCCCGACGCGCGAATCGGTAACACCCTTGATCCGAATCGGCATGGCTTAGGGCGCGATCAAGCTCTGAACGTCGACGGCGATCTTCTGCCCGGGCGTCATCGTCACGGGCGTTGCAGCGTCGTGAAAGTGCAGAATCTTTCCGCCGCTCAATATCGCCGCGCCTGTGATGTCCTGCGACCAGTTGTTCGACGCGTGCGTGTTTTGCCACACGACCTCATCGGGCGTGCCGTGGTCGTATTGCACGACGCCGTTCAACGACGCGAACACACCGTTCAGCGAGATCGGCACATAGCCCGTACCGGTGGGCTGTACAAGGTCAGCCGCCACCGACGACTCAGTCAACGAATCAGCCGCATTCACGTACAGCACCATCGTGCAATTGACGTAAATGCGAGCCGCCATCAGGTCGCGGCCCTCGTTCGGCGTGCCTCGTGTAGCCATGCTAAGTAATTTTTCCCTTAGAAATCAAGGCTATGCGTTCGCTTCCGTAAACGTATTAGGTCCACCAAGCGCAACCGTGCCGCCGAGCACGATGCCCGTGTTATCGAGCTGCAAGTCGCCCGTCGCAGCCGCCAGTGTTGACACATCACCGTCGAGGCAATGCGTCGTGCCGTTGCTTTGGTAGATACGAAACCATGTGGCCGTGCCGGTCGCAGCGGCCGAGCTCGCCGCCGTGATCGAGTTCAACGTCAGCACACCACCTGAAGCGGACGGCGCAAACGTCGCGTTGCCCGTCAACTGAGCAAGCAACGTGGTTTCCGAGCCACCGGTCGCCGGCTGCGTGCCCGAAAAAAGCTTGATGATGCAACTGCCGCCGACGAACGTCGTGATCGCGTTCGCGCGAGCGTTGCGCAGATTGACGGCGAGTCGAAGATTACTCATTGCACGGCCCTCGATTGCTGCTGTTCATACCAATCTGCGGCCGCGACTAAGTCCGCAGCCGTTGGATACCGGTCGCCTACGAGCCGCTGTAGATAGGCGAACGCCTCGGGCGACAACCTCATCACGGCCGGCAGCAAGTCCGACGGCGGCGTGAAGGTGCCGCTCACGTACGGCATACGACGCGATTGCGGCTGCGCAAGCAGCGCAGACAGTTCCTCAAGCCGCGCTTCGAGCGCAGCGATGCGGTCAACAGACATTTAGGGTCTCCGTGTGAAAATGGGCGTCACTGAAAACGTGACGTCGAAGTGGTGAATGACTAGCGGCGGTTGCGCAGGAGGTACAGCAGCAACATCAAAAGGGATCGAAGCCCGTCGCCACCCCCGGGGCGACGAAATCCAACGTCAAGGCGCCCTCTAAAGGGGGCGATTCGTTCCCCGCATCGTCGATCGAGACATAGTCGACGTCGTACAGACCGTCGATGCCCAGCCCGAGCCAGTAGCTATCGGCCCCCAGGTCGAACGTGCGCATGGTGGGCTGAGGTGCGGGCGGGTCGTCGGCTTCCATGGGCTTGTACGTGCACTCGTCGTCGTCGTATTCCTTGCTGCCGACAGACGTGCCGTCTTTGATCAACGTCACACGATGACCGATAACGTCCGCACTGTTGACGCCGAGCGTGATGTGAAAGCCTCTTTCGGCCATTGGCTCACTCCCAAAAAGAAACGGCCCGATGTTGGTCGGGCCGTGGCCGCTTCCATATGGGCCGTCAGGGTTTGGCCGTCAGGAAATGCGGATTCGCGGGCAATAAAAAACCCGCTCAAGGCGGGTTTCTTCAGGGAATAGTAGGCCGTACTCTCGTTACGACCTCGCACGCACGTGCGGCGGCGCTTACTTTACCTTGGCCTCCGAGCGCTGTGCAAGTTTTGCAGCCACGTATTTGACCGCCGCGCGCCACTGTGACCGGTAGTGGTCCTCGTCCATGCGCAGCTCCCCGGCCGCGATCCGAAAAGGCTGCTGAGGTGTATAGCGATAGGTGCGGTGAATCGGCTTTTGCATCCAGCCCGGCATGCCTCGGATGATCTCATCCACCTGAGCCACAGCTGCCGAGAAATGCACTTTGAGCGCGTGCATGGAATAGAGTTGCTTGCCCTTGGCCGTGAGCTCGCGGTCGATGAACCCACGCTCCTCGGCCGCTTCTTTTGAATCCAACGGCGGCCCGCCTTCTGCTGCTGCCCGTTTCTTCAGTCGCAGCGCCCGACGCCTTACCCCTCGGCGCTTGCGCTCCTGCTCCCGCAAATACTCGGCCGAGTCCGCCAAGCTCGTGAACGATCGCCCCCTCGCGTGCGACTCACGCCGACAGGCCATCCCCCAATCGTTCAGCCGGCGCTCGGTTTCTCGGAAAACGTCAGACGCGATTCCAAGAGCCTGAACCGAAATATCTAGCGCCACAGTCGCCATCCCTGTTACCTCGAAAGCATCAGCAGCAACGCGGTCCACAAAACCGCAAGCACCGCCAGCCAAAACCATTCCTCGACGTCGAGATACCACCAACGGCGCCGACGGTTCACTCGTCGTCTCGATACTTCTGCCATAACAGCCTCGCCTCGCTCATGTTCACAATGCGGTAAACGACGTGTAACCCGACTCCCCACTTCTCGGCGATTTCCCGCGCCGGTAATGGCTTGGCTCCGTCGGTCGGTCTGTACAGCTCGCGAATCAAAAGTCGATCCTCGTGCCTGATCCTCATGCCGCCTCGGCGTCTCCTGGCAGCTTCAGCACTACGCCGTGCTCGGCCATGCGTCGCACGATAAAGTCGATGTATTGGCCGAATTCGGTTTTCGTGAGTCGCGAGCTACGACGCATCGGCTTTTGCCGCTTCATGCCGAGCGCCTCGTGCACTTCCCACCCGAAATGCTCGCCGAGAAAATACTCGTGCAAGTCGTCCTTCGTCCAGCCGCCGAGCAACTCGCCACCGCGCTCGAGGATGTCGTCATACAGCGCCCACAGCAACGCGTTTTGCTCGGTCGTGCGTCGTGACTTGCGCAGAATGGAACGCAGCGCTGCGAGCCCTATATAACGCCCCACGCATTTCTGGCCGTCCTGCGGTAGGTAGACGGCCTCCTTCACGATCGCGAGCCAGACCGAGCGGTGAAGGTCGGTCACGCCGCCACCTGTCGCAGCGACTTGAGCTTCAGCCGGTAATACTTGCCAAGGTCGCGGAGCTCGTCGACGGTGTATTTCCTCGGCTCGTGCGGACCCTCGAGGTAGTCCACTACCTCTTGTCCGACCCGCGCAATCAGACCGACTCTGTAGGCAGCAACATTACCCGACAAAAACGAGTTGCATGCTTCACATTGCACATGGATATTGCGCTCGTCGAACCTGAGTTCCGGATGGCTCCCGACCGACAGATAGTGGCCGGCGTTGCGCTTGACGTTGTTGAACCGTCCGCACGAAATGCACGCCCGGTACTTGTCCCGCTCGCGGATGTAGGCGTTGCACGCCACCTGCGCGAGCCTCAGCCAGTCCCGCCGCGACCGCAGCCGCTCGCGACCTTCCCGTTTCTCGCGCCGGCGCCGCTTGGTGTCCTGCTTGCGAAAGTACACGAGCGCACACTTCGCGCCGCACACGATCTGCAGCGAGTTCCACGGGTCAAACTTCACACGACAGACTCGGCAGCTCCGTTGCCTCATCGGTGCAAGAGCTCCTTCACGCACTCGGCAAAGCGTGCATGCCAGAAGTCAGCCCGCCGGCTCTGCTGCTCGACCATCGCTCGCAGGAACAGAATCTCGAGCGATAGAGCTTCCATCGTCTGGCTCTGAAAGTAGCGCCTCGCGCCCTCCTCTCTCCCGAATGTCCGCCCCGCACGCCACGCGAGCTGTGAGCTCGGCTCGCCAGGCGAAATATTTTGCAAACCAGACTTCAGTGCATCGGCCATGCAGCCACCTCTCAATCGGCTGATCCTTGCTGTTCAGCACCGAATACGGCACAACCTCGAGCGCGACAACGCCGAACTCCCCACACTCGCCGCATTTCTCAACTTCCCCGCCGCTCATTCATGCGCGCCTGATCCGCGTCAATGACTACTTCCACAGCGCGCTCCCAATTACTACCGAGGGATTGCGCGCCTATCTCGCTCACTAACTGTTCGCCGTTGCGCATGTCAGCCATCGTTTTTGCGGCACGACGAACCCGAATGGCCTTCAATGCTTCCGGCGATAGCCTGCGCCTCGCGTTGATCCCGAAATGCATCATCACGCCCTCGCAGTGCTTCGCTGTGATAACGCCATCCGCATAGTCGATGCACAGTTGCCACACTTCGAGCCACAGCCGATGCGGCAGCGCGAGGATAGGCTTCACTTGTTCAGGAGTTTCCGGCAACGTGCCAAACATCTCGCGCAATGCCATCTCTCGAAACTTCGCAAAGTCACACAGCAATTTCGCTCGAGATTTGGTGATGCTCCATCGCTTCGCTACGTACTCTTCCCAAGACTCGCACCAATCCTTCCACTCGCCCGACTTGCGAATCGCACGCAACGTATCGCAGACGATGGCGTAGCTGTCAGCCAGAGCGCGCTCGTTCATACTGCCGGCGAGCCGGCGTGTGTACCTCCTAAATGCGCAAGACGTATATCAGCGCGACGCAGCGTTCTGTACCGACGGAGCTCGTCTGCGTGCTGCAAGAGCGAGCGCCCCATGTTGTCGTATTCGCTGGCCTTTGCTTCTAATTCGGCATCGGTCAAATTGTCGATGCGAACCGCAATCTGTTCTTTCTCGCGCGTCACGACGTAGAAATGCTGTAGGTGCTCGAAGCCTTCGAGCGCGAGCTGCTTGTTTGTCTTGGAATCTGGCGTGTCGAGCTTGTTGATCTGCTCGCGTACTTCCTTTCGGATCGAAATCCGCGAGCAGCACGTGTAAAAATCGGCATCCTCGCCGTCGATATTCGGATGGTCGCCCATCACCGCTTGCGTGATCCAATCCGGATGGAGCGTCGGCCCATTGTTGTCTATGAGCCATTCAATTTTTGCGCCGATTTCGCGTTGCAAGTCCGTGAACGAATACATCAATCAATCTCCTATTCTTGTGATGAATTGATCGAGCCATGCATCAATGACTCGGACGTACTTCCTGGCATCGCCGTATTCAGACGGCCGAACACCATTGGCTACTTCTGCGGGATCGTGCTCCGAGGCGAACTCAGCAAAGCGCCTCAGTTGTGAAAGCGCTCTAGTCGCGGCGGCAAAGTTGGCAGGCTTGCTATCGCCGATCTCGACTAACTTCTTGCCTCGATCAGCTAGTTCGGTGACCGTCGGCGGTGATTCGCTTTCAACGGCCTCTTCGAAGTCCGATTGTGGAACGTTCGCCACGCGGATAGCCGTCTTTTGCTGCCGCTCTGATAGACCAGCACCGCGAGCTGCCTGCTTCCGATCAAAGGGACGGTGCCGACCGTTTGATTTTCGGTCCCCGCCTTGCTGGGGTTGAATTTGCTTCAGCAGCTCCCCGCACCGACGGATGGCGCGCGCCTGAATTCGGTCGGCCATCTTGCGCATCTGATCGTCACGAGCCTGCTTCGCGTAGCTCGCCAGCGCTTCCGCTTTATCCGCCCACTTCTGGCACTCGTCGATGCGCGAGCATTCCGCGAGTGCACTCTTGGCAGCCTCATAGGTCGCCGGTAGTCGTGCGGTAGAGATGTCTGGAAGATTAGGCAGATTTGCCATGCAGCCGCTCCGATTCCAAAATCAGTGGTATTAGCTTTCTTGCTATCGGCCAACCGTGATCGTGGATTTCGGAAATGAGCATTCGAAGATCGAAGTCGCTCATCGTCCGAACGGCTCGCATTTCTTCTTCCGTAATTCTTTGGTTTTTGAGTCGGAGGTTTGCGGTAACTTTGCGTTGTGCTTCCATCTCTCTCCTCGTTGGTGAACAGCCGCAAGCTACCGCGCGAGTGCCACGGAGCGAGCGGCAAGGGACTCTCCCCGTCGGAGCCAACTTAGCCGGCTGGTACCTATGTGCGAGGCGTGCCCTGTACCAACTCCGGGGCACCAAGGTGTCTCAGCCTCTACCCAACGTTCCCCTGCTTCTCGACGACAGGCCCGTCCGGTCGGCCGCATAAGTCCTGTCGCTTCTTTGAGAAATGCAAAACGTTCGACGGCAGCGGATCGTTCCGCCGCATCAATTCGAAACATTCCCTCGTGAGCTGCTTCGCCAAGTCCACGCGCCCGGCCTTCACGGCGAGCGCCAACCTATTGCGCAACACCCGCTCGTAGGCCGTCATCGCCGCCATTTCGCAAGCGCTCCCGCGTCCTCGTGGTTATTCCCGATGATTCCCGCTTTTTGCAAAGCGGACACGGCTAGAGTGGCGTCAGCAATTCGTCGACGCAGAACAGGAACGATAATGGCCTCGATGAATTCGGCTTCGGTCACGCCGTCGAGGTCGGCGAAGATTTTGAGCGCGGTGTGCAGCTCGGGATCGAGCTTGCCGCGTATATCTTTACGTTCGAGGCTCAAAGGCCCCGCCGCGCGCGCTGGCGCATATCCGTAAACCCCCAGTCACAAAGCCGGCGCCCACGTGCCGGCCGCCAACACCAAACAGAACTAGGCCGTGCGTGCTTCTCTTGTCATTCGTTTCGCGCTGCCCCGCAGATACCCCCAATCAACGTCAGGGCGGAGTTCTTCGCATGTCACCGCCCGGTCGGATTCGCGCTCGAGCTCGATCGCGAGCCCTTCCCCGCACGGGCGGTATCCATACGAGACGTTTCGAAGATGTCCTGCGGTGGTCCCGCAACGCTTGGCAAGCGCTGCGCGCTCTTTCAGCGTCAATGTTTCTAGATAGCTTTTGAGGTCCATGCGCGCATTATCACCATACGGTGTCCTAAAATGCAACACCTTTCGGGGATTTCACCGAATGGTGAGAACGGTGCAGACTGCGCGCGTGGTGAAAGACGTGCAGTCCGCGCGTCGGCGCGCAGTACAAAAGCTCATTGACGAGCGCTGGGCAGGGAACGCTTCCGCGTTTGCGCGGGCAGCCAAAAAACCACAATCCCAAATTGCCGACATGCTCCGCGGCGAAAAGTCGTTCGGCGAAAAGGTCGCCCGCAGTATCGAGAAGAACCTCGGGCTCGCCGACGGAGCCCTCGATCTTCCGGCGGCAGGCCGGGCGCCGCCCGCAGATCCTTCCCCGCTCTCTCCCGGCGCCCTCGTAATCGCGCGGCTTTGGGATCAGCTACCGACCCCCGCTCAGGAATGCGTCGCGCAAATAGTCGACCTTTTCGCGAAACACTAGCCCGCCCCCGCCCTAACACCGAATGGTGTTGACAGCTATCACCGAGAGGTGATAATCTCTCTCCCATGCCATCGAGCACGGGAGCCAAGCCAATGACCGCCACGTCCAGCGCAGGCGCTTTCCGAATTGAGCGAACCGAATCTGACGGCTACGGCAAGACTTGGCTCATCTATCGCCCAGACGGCTCGATTGACGAAACAGACTCATACAACACGCGCCAGGAGGCCCGAGAGGCGCTGCCGTTCGTCAAGGCGCAATACGAAGCGCAAGCCGCGCGCAAGGCTGCCCAGCAAGCAGAATTTGCGACCCGAGAACAGAAGTAAGCCGCCCCATGAAAACGTACGCCGAACTTGCCGAGCATATTCTAAGCCTAGCCTATGAGCTTAGGCGGCAAGCAGACGAAACAAACCCGAGACCACGACAAGACCGGCGCGCACAGCTACGAAGCGAGGCCGCTGGACTTGAGCGAGCCGCGAGAATCGTCCATGCCGAGAGATTGCCCCCCCGCAACGAAGGAGAAATTCGATGAACCAAAAACAAGCAGTCGCGAAGCTCCGCAAGATCCTCGGCCCGAAAATGGGATGGTCGATCAACTCGAACGCCTTGACCGCGGAGGAACGCGCCGAGCAAGCGGCCCTCTCGACAGAGCTTCGAGCCAAAGAGCATGCGTTGAAAGAGCAACTCACCGCGATGCGCGAGAAATTGCTGAGCGATCCGACATACGTCGCGCTCCGCACTCAATGGAACGAGACGAAGGACGCCGCCGACCGAGCATGGGGGCGCTCGTACCGCAAGCCCATAGATGTCGGCACGCAAGGCGCGATGTTCTTCACGATCAAGGCGAGCGGCGACAACTGGGAGGACGTACTTGCGCAACTGTCCTCCCGCAACAGTGAGGTAGAAGGATGAACAGAATGCGATGCGCGTGCGGCGGTAGCTCCGTCGAGCTAAGCGCGCTAGGTGTGGACGACCTTAGTGCATTTGCCGTCATGGCGGGTCTGGCCCGGACCCGGAATCGTCCAAGGGCATTGTCCTCTGCCGACAAGTGAAACGTATGACCGACGACGACTTCGACTCGTGCGATTACTGCGAGACCGCGATGAAGACCGGCGAGACCTGCGGAGTGCAATGGAGCTCGTCGTTCTGCACCCGTGAGCCGGGACATTCCGGCCCGCATGTGGCTTGCAGCATTCTGCACGCGGTTTCGATTTGGACGACGCATGAACCCGACCCGAATCAAGGAGTGTTGCCACTGTGATCCGCCGAATTGCGCTTTTCGTTTTCAAGCGTTTGCCGCCAAACGTGCAGCTAGAGCTCGCGCTATTTGGCATCAGTCAGAACGGACTGACCGTGAGGCATCAGACGCCGGCCGAGGTTTTGTTTCGCGACGAGGGGTTGCGGGTGATGCGTGAGATCGAGCGCGCGCGCCGCGCCTTCAGTCGATCACCGAGGGTCCACTAATGAACTACTTCGACGAAGCCGTGCGCACGATGCGCGAGCAGGGAAAGACTTTAACTCGCGAGCAAGTGTTGGAAGCGTACCGGAAGAACTGCGACGACTCGATGCGGTTCATGCCGCACGACGGTATTTGCTGGTCGTGCAATGGCGACCTGATCGAGCAGTACGGCGCCGAGCACATAGCGGCCGGCTACAACCCGACCGGCTGTCGGCAATGCCATCGATCGTTCGTGGACTAGGCCTCGTGGCTAGAAGGAAATCAAAAGTGAGCACACCGTCCCCCGGCATGCCGAGCGTCGTGCAGAAGGCTGAGACGCCGAACGCGCAAATTCTGGAAATCATCAGCCGAGTCGCAATGGACCCGGCCGCGGACATTTCGAAGATGGAACGACTGCTCGCGCTTTACCGCGAGATTGAGTCGCTCAACGCCGAGCGCGCCTTCAATGAGGCCTTGCAGGCCGTCCAGACTGAAATGCCGCGCATTCTTCGGGACGCCTATAACGAGCAGACGAAGTCCGCTTACGCACGGCTCGAGACGATCAATGACGCACTCGTGCCGGTCTACACCCGTCACGGCTTCTCGCTGTCGTTCAGCACTGGTCATACCGACATGGCCGACCACTTGCTCGTCACGTGCCGCGTGTCTCACAGCGCCGGCCACTCCCGCGATTATGAGTACCCCTCGCCGATCATCACGGCCGGCATCAAGGGCAACACCAACATGACGCGCACGCATGCGTCGGGATCCGCGCTGAGTTACGGCCGACGCTACCTCACGCTCTTGATCTTCAATGCGACCCTGACGAACGACAAGCAAGACGACGACGGCAACGGCGCCAGCGAGAAGATCGAAGTCGTGACCATCGGCGCGGTGCGCATGCGCAAGATCGTCGACGGCATGCTGCAAGCCGTGCAGCTCGAGGACGGTCCTGGACTGCTGCAAATCGTCGACGAGCTCACCACCGAAGAGCAGTTGATCGTCTGGAATGAGTTCCGCTCGTGGGAGCGCTCCGACATCAAAAAGCTGTTGCACGCCGCGCGCTCGGTCGCCGAACCGCATCAAGACACCAACGAGGAAACGAGCAATGACGCCTGAGCCGCGCATATGTGACAAACCCTCTCTCGAGGTCACCGCGACTCGAACGGCTCAGGCGTCACCCGAGTTTGACCTTAGCTATGAGGACCGCGGCCCAATCGAGGGACTCGTGAACGTGCTCGCTATCGCTGCAGTGTTCTGGCTCGCGGTCGGCACGCTCGTTGCGGTGCTGCTGTGAGAAAGCCGTCTCTGTGGATGCGGCTCAAGTTGTGGCTTCGCTACGGTGCCGACACGTACTGCCATCACTGCGGCCGGCGCACTTGGTGGAACGGCAACATCGATCACGAATACGACGAGCTCTGCAATCGGTGCTGGATTTTTATCAATCGCGGACGGGCCTGTTGAGTACGAATTTCTAACTGGCGCAAAGGAGCGCACAAAAGTGGCAACGAAACAAAAAGTGAACGGCAAGGAACGCGCGGTGCTCGTGACCACCGCTCATCGTGGGGTGTTCTTCGGCTACGCCACCAAGACAGATGGCGAGACGATCAAGTTGCGCGCCGCGCGCAACTGTATCTACTGGCCAACTGGTCAGAAAGGTTTTCTTGGGCTCGCGAGCGATGGACCGCTGAGTGGAGCTCGTATCGGCCCGGCCGCAGACATCGAGCTGCACAGCATCACGTGCGTCGCCGAATGCACCGAGAAAGCCGTCGCGGCTTGGGAAAGTGCACCGTGGAGCCGTTGATTCTTAGCGGCGAGGTTCCGAAGGAACTGAGCGGCGACGGCTCCGGCTACGGCTCCGGCTACGGCTACGGCGACGGCTCCGGCTCCTATTGGTTGCAGACCATGTCTTGGTTCGCGCGCAAGTGGACCGACGCGCAGCGCGAACGATTGGCTGCATTGGAAAAGGCCGGAGCCAAGATCGCGTTTTGGCGCTCAAGCGAGGACGGTCTGGCAGCGAATGGTGGCGGACGAATTGAGCCGGGTGCGCCCGGTGTCGTGCATAAGTCAAAAGGGCCGCTGCGGCTTTGTGAGAGCGGCACGCTACACGCCACCCTGATCCCGCCGAAGTGGGAAGGCTCGCGCTGGTGGGTCGTCGCACTGATCGGCGAAGTCGTAGGCGATGACGAGAAATACGGTGCGCTCGAACGAGAGATTATCGGCGAGTGTTGCTAAGACGATGAAACGGAAGCGGCTAGAACCAATTCAGGCGTGGAGCATCAATCCGTGCTCACCACGAAAGCGCTGGCATGTCGTGATCGGCACGCGGGCCGATGCTGAGGCGAAGGCGCGCGAGATGGGCGGCCATCTAATCGGCGGCCCTTTCACCTTCACGATAGCGATTAAGCCCTGAGTCTCCACACGACGATGGCCCAACTGCCCCTAGTGCTTGACGTTTGCTGCGGTCCTCGCGGCTTCTGGTTTGACCAGAACGACGCTCGAGCGCTGTTCGTGGACAAGAGACGCGAGACGCACACGGTAGATATCGGCACGCCTGGCACGATTGGACGCAAGGCGCTGCGCATCGAGCCTGACGTTATAGCCAGCTTCGATCAGCTCCCGTTCGCGGACGGAGCCTTTGCCCTGGTGGTGTTCGATCCGCCGCACATACAACGGCACGCTGCGCTAGGAACGATGACGAGGCGGTACGGTTTCCTCACTGGCGACTGGCAACAAATGCTGCGCCACGGCTTTGCAGAGTGTTTCCGCGTGCTTCGCGCGGATGGCGTGCTGGTGTTCAAGTGGGCCGAGAGCGACTGCCCTGTGTCGGAGATCCTAGCCCTTACCGATCAGAAACCGCTGTTCGGTCAGCAGTCGCTACGGAAACCCGCGACCCATTGGGTCGTATTTATGAAATAGTCCAACCAACACCATGACGCAGAAATTCCCCACCATCCGCAAGGAGTGCAGCTTCGCAATTCGCGCGCGGCATGACCTGACCGGCATCACCAATCACCCCGATGCGATGGACGGTCTGCACGGCCACCGCTGGACGGTGACGCTGATATGGATCGCGGAATACAACTGCAAACTCGGCTTTCAGCGTGACGAATGGTCAGTCGAGCAGTCGTGGGGTAAGCGTCTCGAAGAACTGGAAGGCGTCAACCTTTCGGAGCGGATGAAGCTACCGGCGACCGCAGAAAACTTCGCTGCGTGGTTGCTGTTCTTCTGGCTGTGCCGACCCTCGGAGCGCGAGGTCAATTTCGAGCTGTCAGGCGTACGCGTGACTAAGGACGGCCACTCAGCAGAAATCATGCACTCAGCGACCAACAAACGCGCGTGGGAATGGTTCGGAGGCGAGGTCGCGTGATCGTCATGCCGTCGAACAACAGCGCGATGCACCTGGGCTGGCTTGCTGGCAAGTATCCGGGGCGGATCGGTTGGTTGCTGTCGCCGGACGGATGGAGAACTCCGCACCCCTGGCTTGAGTATGCCCTCGATAACGGCGCGTACCCGGCATTTGTGAATGATCGTTCCTGGGACGACACAGCCTTCGCCCAAATGCTCGATGCCGCAAACGCGCAACCGCATCCGCCGCGGTGGGTACTCGCGCCCGATGTTGTCGCGGATAAAGACGCTACGCTTGCTCTGTGGAAGCGTTGGCTCAATCCGCTGCGCAACTACTATTGGCCGCTCGCCTTCGCTGTCCAAGACGGAATGACCCAGGCAGACGTACCAAAAGAGGCAGACGTGATTTTCGTCGGTGGCACTACCGAATGGAAATGGTCAACGGTGTGGCAATGGTGCAAGGACTTCCCTCGCGTGCATGTCGGGCGAGTCAACGGCTACGGGCCGTTATGGGACTGCCACGACGCCGGTGCCGAGAGTTGTGACGGGACAGGATGGTTCCGCGGTGACGCGGAACAGCTCGCGGGGCTTGAGCGCTACCTCGAAGAATCCACCAACGGCGGCCGCGAGCAACAGCGGCTATTTGCGTAACTGCCGCGACCATGCGCGGACGAAAACCAGAACCCTACGGCCCACGGCACTGCCTTTACTGCGCGGCCAAGGCAAGTAAGCGCGGGCATCTGTATTGGTGCCCGAAGTGCCAGGTTTCGTTCTCTCTGCCAGAGGCGGACAAACGTGATACTCGAGCAAGGTAGGCTGATGGCGCTCGTCGGCGTCCGCCAGAAGGCTGCGCTGCGGCGCCACCTTCGGCGAGCTCACATCCCATTCCACGAGACAAACGGTAGAATCTGGACCACCGAGGAAGCGATCAACGCTCCGTTGGTGGGCCGTGAGAAGAAAGAAAAACGAGGTCCGAATCTTGACGCCATTGCCGCCAAGAGTTCGCGTTAAGAATGGCGCGTACCACTACGACTGCGGGCGGGACGCGGAAGGCGTCAGGCGGTGGAAAAAGCTCTCGCGCATCCAAGAAGGCGAGCACGCGCTCTACAAAGCCCTCGCCAATGCGACATCTATCCGAGTGCGCACACTTGATTCGCTTTTCGACGGGTACCTGGGATCAGAGACATTCCGGCAGCTTGCAGGATCGACTCAGCGGGATTACCTGGGTTACATACACAGAACGCTGCGCCCTGTGTTCGGAGGTTGTGAGCCTGATGAGGTGGAGGCAGGACACGTTGCGCAGTTTCTACAACGCCGCCTCGAAGCTGGAGCCGCAGTTGTCGCAAATCGAGAAGCCGCCTGCCTCTCGAGCGTCTACAACTTCGGGCAGCGAGCCGGGCTATGTCGATCAAATCCGTGCCGAGGTGTCCGCAGAAACCCCCAGCCGCCGCGCACGCGCTACATCGAGCACGACGAGTTCAAGCAAGCGCTCGACGGAGCGCCGGCCGAGTTTCAAGACTTCATGGCCGCGCTCTACCTGACCGGGCTTCGACAGATTGATCTGCGGCGCCTGCGAAAGTCGCAACTCGAGGCCGGCCGGATCGTGGTCCGTGAGTCCAAACGCGGGAAGCTCGTCGCTATCGAGATTACAGAGGCTCTGCGGTACTTCCTGACGCGGGCATGCTCGAGGTCACCCGAGAGCCCATTCGTGTTCACGAACAGCCACGGTGAGCCCTGGACGGTTTGGGCGATACAGAGCCAGTCGCGGCGCCTGAAAGGCAAAACCGACTGGACGCTGCACGACGTCCGAGCCAAAGCGGAGACAGACTCCGAGAGCGGATTGGGTCTGCTGCCCTTGTACCGCCGAGCTCGAAGGATCAAGGCGGTTCGATGAGGGAGACAAAGCCCGAAATGGTAGACACTTCGGAGCCTGAAATTGGTGGGCCGTGCTGGAGTCGAACCAGCGACCAATGGATTAAAAGTCTTGCGGTATCGGTCCGTAGATTCAACGGCTTAAGCGGAAAGCGTCTACCAGTTGCATACTGGATAGGCCGCATTCCTCGCGGGCCTCAGAAGCAAAGGTAGACGAGTGTATGGTGGACAGTAACACTGAATGGATTGACGTGACCGTGGTCGCGGCGACCGACAAGGCCGTGCTGCTAACCAACGGGAAGGACGAGGCGTGGATACCGCGCTCACAGATCGTCGACGAAGAAGAAGATTTGCGGAAGGGCGTCGAGACGCGCGTCGAGATCCCGGTTTGGCTGCTTGAGAAAAGCGGATTGGTGTGACATGGACGAGTACGAATCTCTAACGGTGTACCTCGCAGACGGGACGCCGCTCCGCTACGACAACTGCAAGGCTGTGTTCCGCGAGGAAAGCGGCGCGCTGATCGTAACCGACGAGACGCACCATCACGTATTTTGCAAGGGGCGCTGGGTCAAGAAACGGCGCAAGTGGCGACACATCGAGTGAGACCCGTCACTGAGTCGGCCGCGAACATTCGACAGCCGGATACCGAACCCCACCGTTCACGCGCGCGTATTCTTCCTGCCGAGCCTCGAAGGCGTTATTGAACTGCACCCACGCCTCACCGGTCGCTGACATTCTCAACCAATAGACGCGGCAGATTTCGCCCGAAAGCGTGATGCGTAACGCGACCTGTTGGTTGCCTTCGATGTTGGCTAGGCGCTGCTCGACCTTGTTGAGTTCGTCGGCCCTAGCTAATCCTGGTGCGCCTAGCGTAGCGAATCCGCCAACGGCCCAAACGATCCAAAACATGATGCCGACGACCGCGCCAAACATGCACCACCTCCACCGGTTGAGCCCCGCATCATCCGATGGCGGGACTAGCGAACCGATGATTTTTGACGGGTCCATCCGTGCAAGCTCCGTGCCGTTACTGCGGCGTTTTGGCTGCCTCGAGCGCAGCCTCGCGACGCATCGAGCGTGCCTTGCCGAACCCGGTGGCGATCACCCCGCCGATCATCAGTAGATCGTTGATCGCCCCGATAGCCTTGTCGGCGAGTGCCTGGGAGTTCGCGCACTGCGCTGCAGCCGCTACAGCCTCCTCGGGCGTACACACACCCACGCCGAGATACGACAGAAGCAACCCGATCGCCATCGCAGCGATACCACCGCCGCTCAAAAGGTGCTTGGGAATCTGCATGGTCGTCACCTCATCGCCTTCAAGAAACTCGCCCACGTCCGCATCGCCGTTCGTGCCGTTCGGGTCTGCGCGCCGGGCTCGTCGAGCTCGTCGCTTAGCCTTGCGCCGTGCTCGGGACTCTTCACTGAACGGCCGTTTGTCCCACCAAGTGAGAACGATACGGGACACGAGCTCGGTCGTTGCGCTTGGCATTAACTCCACTCCCGATACACGGTGCGCCCATGCTCACGGGTTGCCACGAGAAATTCGCGCCGCGGCTCCTCGCCATCGGGCGCGACCGCGACGTGTATCCACTCGCCAAACTCGTAAATCGTCTTACGCAACGGCAAATCGAGCGACCGAATCAAGCGGCCGAGCTTATCGATCGACAGGCCATAGGCGACGATGTCGGCCGCTAATCCCCGCATGTGGTCTGAGTTGAGCGTCCCACCGATCAGTGCGTTCAAGTCACGCGGCCGGTATCCACTGGAAACGATGATCGGGCACTTTGCCGCATCGCGGATCGGGTCGAGCACGAGCACCGCGAGCCGGATCAAGTTGCGCTGCACGTCGATCGGAGGCGTCATGTCGATGCCGCGGCGCGCAGCCGTCTGCGAGCGCAAAAACTCGCTCAGCCGGAAATGCCGGCTGATGCTCACCGTCGGGTCTGGCACGAGTCTTGTATCACTCATAGAACCTTGGGCTGAGGGTTTCTCTATGCTCTGGCTCATGATCCTCGCGGGAATACTCCTGCCGCACTTCGGGCTACCGCCGAAGGTGGTTCAGGTCGTCGCTATCACGCTGATGGTCGTCGCGCTCGTGCTGTTCGTGGCGTGGCCCGATGTGCGCGTCGATGTCGATTGAGGCCGTCCGTGACCTGGTCGCGCGCGGGTATAGCGTCCGTGATATCGCAGAGCTGCTCCGAGCGCACCCTGCCGCGGTCAGGTCACTCCTTGATGTGCCCGGCGTCGAATACGTTGAGGTTCCGTGCCCAGAAGATCGCGAGCCGCTTGCGCCAGCCGACTGACTGCCGAAAGTGACGCTGCACGCGGCTGCTGAACATCAGCTCGTGCGGCCGCTCGAGGAACATCCAGCCGAACGTCAGATTGAACACGATGTCCAGCACGAACCCGACCAGCACGAGCGGGACGAGCATCACGTACCAGTACGGCGTAAGGATCGAGCGAGACGCTTTGGCAGCCATGATCGCCACATAGCTCCAATGGACCCCGAGCCAAACCACGAGAACCGCTGTCAGCAAATCGAGCAGCGTCACGGAGGGTTCGCCTCCGCGATTGCATCCATAATGGCCGGCATCTCATCGACTTCGATTTGCATCACGTCCGCATAACCGAGCGACTGCGCCATTGCGTTCATCCATGAACGCGCCTGCAGCCAAGAGAAGCCACGCGCGCGCAATGCAAGTACCATGCTGCTGTATTCCTGCTGAGTAACCGTGTCTGCCATCAGAAATCCTTATAGCCGCGCTGCCCCCAGCTTCCCGCGGTGCGCGGCCCGGCCGGTGGCGGTGGCTCGCTCGTCTCGTCTGCCACCGACCAGCTAAATGTCGCATCAACGAAACCACCGGACGCGTCCGTGCAGCGCACGGTCGACGTATACGGCGAATCATCCTCCGCACCCGCAGACAATGTGCCGCTCACCAGTCCCGTGGAACTGTTGATCGACGGTCCAGGCGGGAAGCTATTGCTCACCTCAGCATACGAGACGACGCCTTGCGCGTAGCTCGCAAAGAAGTACTTGCCCATGCCGATGGTGACGCCCGCGCCGCTCGGTACGTTCAAGCTCGGCTGCGTGGCCCGTAACCCGACCACGCCGGCCCCAGGATCCGCGAGCACCTGAATCTGCAGCGAATCCTTAAGGCCAAAGTCAGCGCCCGGCGTCTGATTGGCGACAAAAAGAAACAGCGCGCCAGGCGTTAAGGCGCCGCGCTGAATATGGATGCGAAGCTGTCCGGTGCCATCGTTGTAGGAATACACCGGCTGCAGCACTTGATTGAGCACGCCGTTCGGATCGTTCGTCAGATACGCAACCGGAGTGCTCGTGCCTAAGTTAGCGACGAGACAGAGCACGCGCTCCTCGCGGTCGAAAACGATATTGAGCGCGCCGACTTGGGTCAGCGATGGTGCCGTGCCGCCACCGCCGCCACCCGGCTCGTCGCGCACCGGCACGTCGGGACCGATGCCCGCTGTGCGCACGACTGAACCGTTTAACGTTGGTGCCGCAAGTCCGTTGTCGCCGACGTCGGCGCCGCTGTCATCCCAAAACCAGCAACTCGTGCCGTACGTCTGGCAGAGAATGTCGCCTTCGTTCAGCGGGTCGGCGGCAAACGCCTCGCACGCCGCTTGCGATAGCGAGACCCCATCTACGTACAGAAAGAACGCGATCTGGCCGTCTGTCTCCTGCACGTAGTTCGAGCCGTTCCAGCCCGCGCCGAGGTAGAAGCGCTGCTCCTGCCCGTCATCGAACACCGAGCCGCCGTCGGCGCCAGACACCGAATGCGATTGCGTTGCGGTCGACAGCGGAATGCGCCGCAGAGTGATGTTGCCGCCGTTGCCCGGATCGCAGTAGCAATCCGCGACCCAGACATTCGCCGCCGTCTCACAGTTCGCGCTCTGCTCGAACGTCGGCGAGAGCGAGTACTGATACTCGATATTATTGTTCGATGGCTCGAAGCAGATCGAATGATTGGTCGGGTAGACCGTCGAGGAGTTGCGACGGCAGGACCAGAAGCACGCTCGCTGCGACTGGTCGAGGTTATCGAGATTGCGGACGACAATCAGCGTGCGCGCCGGTAAGCCTGAGCCGGTGCGCAGGTTCGGCAAGCCGAGCGGCATCGTCGCGACATCGGCATCGCCGCCCGGAAAATCCCATGCAGGTACGACAGCCACTAAAGCACTCCTCGAATGCCGCGGTTCGGCGCGCTGCCGCTCGCGATCTTTCTATTCACGGCTTGCCCGTCGCTTCGCGAGAAACCCGCCGACATCGTCAATGTATTGGTCGCGTAGTTGATCGCCGTGTACTGCCGATTTGCACCATTGCAGTGAACGTAGAACCCGGCCGATTGCTCGCCGAATGAAGGCGCGCCGTCTTGCGGGTCGTCAAACCACGTCGCGTCATCCACGATCAGCGACGTGCCACTACCGGTGTCCGCGGTCGCGACGTTCGTCAGCGCGACACCTTGCCCGACCGAGAGCGAGTCGGAGACCGGCACGTACTCACCGATGATGTCGGTGATGTCGGCGTCAGCAGTCGACGTCGGAGTATTGTCGAGGTTCGCGTCAGTCGTGATCGTGAAGTTCGAGAACAGGTTCGGGTAGTTCGTCAGGTAATACTGCACCGTCTGGTTGCCTGGCGCGCCGGCGTTGCTGATCACGATCCGAAAATCATCCCAATCGCGGCCGGAGGAATCCTGCAAGGTGAACCCGTGCAAGATGCCGTTCGGGAATTGGTCTTCCCAATCGTAGAAGCCGCTCGCGAGCCATATGTTGATGAGGTAATTTCCCCAGCCCGAGCGCGGATTCGTCGCAAGCTGCCGCGCGACGATGTTCTTCATGCAGAGGTCGTACAACGGTGTGAAGCCCGCGGCACCCGGCACGTCGTACCAATCGATCGCGTATAGGAGCGGCCCGCGGAAGTGCTCGAACACCGTGTGGCAGATCCGCACCCCTCGGCAATGATGGCTCCAGTCCGCGGCTTCTGAATAGATCGCCTGCATGCGGCCGTTGCGCAGCACGCTATCGGCGAGCACCGAGCGCGTGCCCTCCATCTTGCAGGTGTCGACGAGGTTTTGGCTGATGCCGTCTTGCGGCATACCGTTGCGCTGTACGATGCAGTTGTACGCGTGCACGTCGGTGCAGTTCTGCGAGATGAAGAAACAGCGATTGCCGTCGGGCTCAGACGACGAGAACGTACCAACGCCGGCCCAGGAGTTGTTCATCGACAAATTGCGATAGGCGCCACTGCCGGCACCGATGCCGAACGGACTGTGCCCGATACGGTTCATAAAGCGCCCGCTCGAGCCGCCGTCGACAAGGTGGCGAACTGCGCTATTATTGCCGCGCCAGATGACGAATCCGTCACCGAAGTCGTTGCCGTCGTCCATGTACGGCGTACCGCACTGATCAAAGTCGATCCGCGCCGTGCCGCGCTGCGAAGTGTTCGCGCTCGCGTCGATCATGTTCCAACCGGCCAGTCGCGTGCATTTGAACTCAAGCACCCAATCGCTGCCGGTAACCTTTGCCGCCTTCGTCAGCCGTGCGAACGGCGTCGGGTCTTGCCCTTTTTGGCATTGCCCCGCGCCCGTGCCGAATACGACTTCGCCGTCGACTAGAAAATACGTCGTCTCGCTCTCGCGCAAGACGCTCAAGAAGTCGCGTTCGATGTAGAGCGCATAGTGAATCTGCCCAGTCGTTGGACCTGCCAGCGTGACGACGCCGGTGCCATTCACCCGCAAACGAATTCGGTGCGTGTTATTCGTGCCGCCATTCTGCGGCGCCCACGGCTGATTCCGATACGTGCCCGGCGCGACCATGATGTCGACGTGTCCGGACGCATGCGCGGCGACTTGATTCGCTCGCGTGATCGTTGCCCATGGACCCGTCGTGCCGCTCGTGAACGTCGCTGACAATCCAGTCCAGCTATCGTTACCGGTCGTGCCGTTGACGTGGTACTCCTGTGCAGCCGATGGCGCGCCCTGCACGACGATTTGAAACTGCGTCGCCCGCGTCGCGCCGCCCGGCGCAGTGGCGGTGACGGTGATCGTGTGCGTGCCGACGACCGAGGTCGAGCCGGTAATATCGCCGGTGGATGAGCTGATCGAAAGACCGGACGGCAAGTCGCTTGCGCTGAACGATAACACGCCGTTGTCTTCGGCGTCCGCAAAATGCGCCGCCACGGAGAACGAGACGGCCTGCTCTGGTTCGTGCTCTTGATCGGGAATCGGTGATACGAGCGTCGGTGACGTCATGAGCGTGCGATCCTCGCGCGTACCATGTAGAAATCGAAGTCGTCGCTCGCCTCAGGCAGCTCGATCATGATCCACAGATGAAAGTAATCGGCCGCCTGCAAGGTCGAATTCGCGAATATGTTGCTGATGCTCAGCGTCGTCTGTGCGACGTTGCCGCTGTCGTCGAGTGTGTTGATCAGAACGTTCGCCGTCGGTGCCGTGCCGGCGCCCGGCTCGTAGTGCCGCGGCATCTCACCCGACAGCACGAGCGGAACAGCCGCCAACGTCAAGCGTACCTGCGAGCCGATGCTCACGGCGTTCTCGATAATGTATTGCACGGCGACGGTGATGTTGTTCGTCATCGTCATCGCGTTGCGACTGATGATCGCGATCTGATTGTTCGGCACCGTGCCATCGACGTCGAACAGAATCGCGTTGCCGCCGGCTAGTCCCGCGCCGACCGCGAGCTGCGCGTCCCACGCAAACCCGACTTGCGCCCAATACTCATGGTCGTCTGCGGCCGCGAAGTTGCCGTCTGCCAGCTCACCGATCCCGATGTCACTGTCGACGCGCCGTACCTCGACGTAATCGATCTGGCATGTCGCCGTCGTCCCGGCCGGGAAATTGCACATCAGCGTCGGGCGAATGTAGGAGCACCGCTCAGGCGTCACGCCGTTCAGTGAATGGATGTGCGACGGGCGCCAAGGCGAAATCAGATAATTCAACGGCAGATGCAATGGCAGTGCCGACAGCAGCACTTGCTCCGAACCGGTGATCCAGCCAATCGCGCGTTGCCAGTCCGGAAAATTGGCAAGGTCGCAGGCGTTCAGGACCGCATTCGTCGGAGCGAACGTGCCACTGTTGCCCTGACTGTCGACAAGGGTAGTCGCGGTTTCGCCTAAGAAGCCGACCGATAACGATTCATTTCCCGCCTCGTGAGTCGCCGCCCGGAATCGCGTAGAGCACTCATAGAGTTTTGTGTAGTCGTACGGGACCGGTCGCCGATGCATCGCATACATCGCGCCCTGCACGTGCAACACGTTGCTGCCATTGATGCCGACCGGGCTGAAGGAAATCGTCGGATCACCGCTCAGAATCTCCCACTCGCGCTCAAAGTCCTCGCGACTGCTGTAGGCGTCAAACGTTTCGAGCCAGGTCGTAAACTCCCGATACGGCGCACCGCCTGTCGTCTGGAATCCATCGTCTGCATCGGACGACCACTCCGACTCGCGCGCACCTTGGATGGTCCGCGCCCATAACCAGCGCGTGCGGATGTTGTCGAACGGAATCTGAATCAGCGAGCCGCGCCCGCTGAACATCTGCGTCGCGTTATGGCGATCGTTGTCGATGCTGCCGTATATCTGCACCTTGTCGTACGCGAGCTCCGGCAGCTCAGCCAACTGCACCTCGATCCCGAAGTCATTCGGCGTATACGACAGAAACGTCGGCCGTGGCGGTAGCTCGTCCGCTCCTTCGCCGAGTCCAATTTCCGGCTCCAGAAACACGACCGTGCTATGCGATAGCGCATGATCGCCGACGCCGATGCCTGGACCTTGGCCGGTGATTGGGTCGCCCGGATCACCCGCACCACCGGAATAGATGACACCGGTTGGATTGCCGGTCTGCTGTGTTGAGCCATGATCGGCAGTGACGTTGTCGGCCAAGTCCGGCAACAGCGGATCAATATCGTCAATCACGACGAGCACGCCGCCCGGAGCACCGCCACCGCCCGCGCCCGGATACATCGTCCGGCCGGCGAACGAGAGCGTCGTCGGCGCGGCACCGTTAGCGCCCGAGACATTGATCGCGCCGTTAACGCCGAACTGCAGCGCGCGGCATACGATCATCAAGCCGCCACCCCCGGCTCCGCCTGCGCTGCCTAGCTTCTTGACGGTGCGTACACCAGCCGCAGCCTCTACGATCGGCTGGCCGTAGATCCCAGGCGCACCGCGCAGATCAGCCGGCACGCCGAGCAATACGCCACCCTCTACGATCAGATCGAAGTTGTCCGGAATTGCTGGCAAGCCGGTGCGCATCGGCCCCTCGACTGGTGAGATCACGTCGGGACTTGGCGACGTGTTGACTTCCAGTCCAGCAGACCCGCGTGTCGAGCCTAGCTTCGGGCTAACGTCCTCGTGCGGCTGAAACACATAAGGCTGGTTGACCGTATGCGGATCCGTGACCGCAGCGACGCCATTACCGGCCGTTGTGATAGTGCCATTAATCACCAACGTCCCGAGGATGCGCAGCTGTACGTTCTGGCTGAGCGTCAGCGTACGTGTGGAATTGATCGTGAAGTTGCCGCCGTAGTACCAGATCGCGGCGTTATCGCGCATGTCGTCGGCGCCGCCGAGCGACAGATCCGCATCCAGCACGCCACCTGACACGCCCGCCTGATCGCCGAGGTTCGTGCCCTCACTCACGAACCACGCGTCAGGCAATATCGTGTCAACATTGGCCGGCGCGTCGGGCGGCACGTAGACCGAAGAGCCGAATAGCTCCAGCGACAGCTCGCCCGTGATCCAGTTCATGGAAATCTGTTGGACTTCCATCGAGCGCTCGAAGGTGCCGGTGCCGGCGTAGTCCTCAAGATCATCGAGCGTGACCTTCACCACGTCGCCGACTTCCAGAAAGTTCAGATGCGGCAGCACGCGCAGGCTCAGTCGATGCGGCGGCGCACCGTAGCGCGACGACAGTCCGCGCCACATATTGCGGATCGCCACTGCGCTGTGCTGCGTGACCGGTAGTCCCTTGAAGCTCACAGTGCGATTCGGCGCTGGATCGTGCGCGGCAATCGAGCCTTCGTTGAAATACACCTTGCGCCGTGTGTACGTGTCACCGTCCCAGTTGAAGTCGACTGTCAACTCATTGATGACTGCTTCCTGATCGTGCTGCAGGGGTCCATGCTCCACAACGTCGGCCGCCGTGATGTGATGCACCCACGAGGCATCGCTGAGCACGGTGGTTACACGCTTCAGCGTGAGTACGCCCTCAGGCGTGATCGCCAGATAGCAACCCATCGGCAGCAGGATTTCTTCTTCTATGAATCGCTTGGCGTCGGTCTTCGCCAGATGAATGAACCGCATGATCAGGCCGAAATTGCCGGAGATGTCGACCGCCTCGTGCAGGTCGTCGCCGATATTGGCGAACGAGGCAAAGTCGACTTTGCTCTCTGGAATGCCGCAATGCCAATGTTCCGGAAGTGGCGTCGTAACCCCATAGAGCGAGCCGGTCAGCAACGCATAGGCCAGCATCGGCCCGTCTGATTCCAGGTACGGGAACTCGATCACTTCCGGCCACTGATCCTGATCGGTGCCAGTAACGTCGACCTGTGACGCTACGGAATTGAACGCGCGCTCGCAGCCAGTGAAACTCGTGTCGGTCTTGGCGCGCCAGCTGATGATCTCGCGCGTCTTTTTGATCAGCACATAGCCGACCGTCTGTAACTTATCGGCCGTGAAATACGAGTTATGCTCGATACGCTCGAACCCTTCAGTGCTGATCACGTTGAGCGTCGTGACGCTCTCGTCAATCGATTCTGTCAACCGTGTTGTTTTTGGCTGGAAGATCTCTGTACGTATTTCGCGCTGTTGATCGGACGCCGTGAATTGATACAGACCGGTGTCGTTGGCGATAACACCATCGAGCACATAAGTCGCCACACGTCGCCAGGTGCCGTCGGCAAAGTTATCGGTATCCCCAGTAAAGACCCGCACTTCGTTGTGCCGTGGTCCCTCGCCTTCGTTGAAAAGCTGATCGCGCAACTCATCCGTTAGCGCAGCCTCGAGATCGACTGCAGAAAAATTGAACGAGCCTATCGTGCTGCGTGCTTCGTTGGGGTTGAGTTCATGGCTGATGCTCGCGCATTCTTGCAAGGTACCGTGAACGACGTTGCCTGGTACGTTGATCAGCGCTGTTTTGTTGGTGAGATAGATGCTGCCAACCTCGAAGATGATGCCGACAACCACGCGAGGTTCGCGGAATGGCACGGTGAGACGGGAGCCGGAAGGATCGTCACGTGGCATGGTGTGCTACCATTCGGCCGCGTAAATCAATCGGGTAGAACAATGCGAATACATACAGCACTCGGGTTGATCCTCTGCTCTACGGCGTTTGCGGATGATCGAGTTGATGAGCTTTTCGGCGATGGCGTGTTCGGCGTCACGTGGCAAATGACACTCGACGACATTCGGACTCTTTACCCAGACGGCAAGCTGTCGCCGCACAGCCTCTCAGTGGCGCCGATGTACGAGATACAAGACTCCCGCACGGTGCTCGAGATCGAGCGCCACAAACGAGCGAAAATTAGCTTTCTGTTTTACGAGAGCGGCACACTGATGGGCATCTCGGTCGACTTTCCGAATTGCCCCGAACTGACCGGCAAACTGTTATCGATCCTCGGCCCGCCTCAATCCCTACCACCGAAGAACCTACGCGGCCATTTCCTCGGCGCCATGGGTTTTGGTCAATGGCACAGCGACAGCGTTTCGGTCAGCACCCAAAGCATGGGTCTTGATTGCTCTTTGATGATCGCGCCGAACACTGTGCCGCTACGTGAGTCAGTGGACAAAAGCGCGCTCGGACTCTAGGGCACCGTGATGATTCGGAAGGTGTAAGAAAACAGCGTCTGATAGTTGGCGACCCGAGGCTCTTGGTATCCCTGCGAGTCAATGACTACGTCCCGATAAACGATCGCTCCACCGTCAGAGGCTTTATGATCCGGGTCGAATTCAAAGGATTCTCCCGACTCCACGCTATCGAGGAACATCGCGAGATATCTAGCCTGCAGAACGGTCGTGCCAGTAGCCCAGAAAAGAGGCCGAGTTACGCAGTCCCATGATTCCTGAGCTGATTGGTAATACGCCTCTTGTGCTCCGGTCAACGAGCGATGGCGCACAACATTCGGCACACGAGCTCGCGTCATACCCGCATACACGAGCGGTAGGTCATAGGTCACGGTGTCATTGGCGACGGTCGGCGAGACCAGCGAGCGCCTGGCTGTGTAGCGGACGACGGGCATTTTTATGGCGTCCTCAAGATTTCGGCCTGCCGAGAGTTGCGGCCGAACAGAATCAGATCCTTTCCTTCGGTCGCCTCGCGAATGGCACCGATCAGCTGCCGTTTCATGTAGTCGTCCCAACCGAACAAGTTGCCGATGTGGACCTCGACGACGCGCTGATTGCCACGCTCTGCCACCGTGCCACCCGCCGCAGCCGTGGCGCCTGTTCGCGTGCTGATCGGATTGGTGAACGAGCCGAGCGCGCCGTTCGACTGCATCACATTGGCCGCTTCGGTTAATCCAGACAGGACGTTCATCGCGATAGCCTGGCCCACCGCGACGGCGCCTCGAGCCTTCACGGCATAGTAAGCCTTGAACGCAGTCGCCAATGAGGGAGGATAACCAGGAATGATTTGCGACTGGAATGCCTGAACGGCTGCCAGATCCCACGCGATTTTCGTGCGCCTGACGTTGACGAGTTTCTCGAACGCGATCGCTGCAAGCTGCACGGCTTTGTGCTCACCGAATACCGCATGCGCAAGCGCTGCGATTTGGTTTGATAAGTCAGCACGAAACTGTAGCTCTTGCAGCTTCGCCTCATGCACCGCTCCGTATTCTTCCCAGGCTGCGTTTACTGCCTGCTGCGTGCGGATGTTGTGCTGCTCTTGAAGGAACCTTGTGTATTCCTCCTCACGCTTCCTGCGGGCTTCATCGGCTTTCGCAAATACCGCATTGATATCGGCCATGCCCTCGATGCCACTGGGGCCGCCGGATAGTCGTTTGGCGTCTACACCGACTTGCAAAGCGTCGATAGATTTCAAATACGCGTCTTGAATCCCCTTCGCCGCCTCTATCTGCTCTTGATTTGCCTTGCGCTGCGCTTCGGCACGATCATTCGCTGCGGCTTCTGATCCTCGCTCGATCTGCGTGATCTGCATCAGCAAATCGGCACGGTGCGCTAGTTCTTTGTTGAGCAGTGCCTCAGCTTGTTTCTGTCCCGCCCCGCCGAGCGCCCCGGATTTCGCAGACGCCTGCAAGTTCTTGATGACGCGCTCGACTTCCTCGAGCTCGATCTTCAGATTCTGTAGCGGCGTGC